TGACCTCGCCTGATGTATCGATGTGAAGCGTCACGCCACAACTGTCCTGATATTTTTCAAAGACTGTGCAGATTTCCTTCAAATATTTTGCCGAGATCATCAGCTTGAAAAACTCTGAATAATCTGGGATCACTTTTTTGTATTCGGGATATTCCTGATTGCCCAAAACGGTTTCTGTATCGACAGTGATTTCAAGATCGGTCGATTGCAAAACGGCTTTGCCTCCGTCACCAGTACGCCCTGCGACAATCTTTTTCAGTACCGGCAGGCCTTCCGTTTCTTTATAGGGCGGCATCGAAACCAGTGCCCGCGACACTGCCTGACTGCAGATGGTGAAGGGTTTGTTGCCCTTACACCACTTGATGGTGTTGGCGGGCCAGACTTCACCCTGAATCTGTTCTGCTCGAACACGGACCATAAGATGACCGTTTGTCGCAACGGTGACACCCTCCTCAAACCGCAGACCTTTTATTTTTTCAGAGGCCTCCTTCCCGGTGGCGCAAAATTTCACAATCTCAAGTTGTCGTTTCGTGTACAGGTTTGTCAGGCTCACGGTGCATCTCCGTTATTTATATTTGTTTTTTTATCAGCGGCCCGCTTGAGGGCTTTGCGATGGGTATTCCCGCAACTCGGTGAACAATATTTACCGCCACGGGTAGACCACGACTCACCGATGTTGTTGCATCCCGGTCGGGCACAAGGGAACTTCACCGGTTCATTTCGCACCCCCGTGCCGCCATTCATACTCACCGTTCCGGACCCTTCAGAAAACAATCGATCATCACGGACCTTCAATTGTTTTGGTGTGATGATCTTTTTTAACTGACCACGACTGTCAAACACTTTCACATGATGAAACATCGTTATTATTCCTGGTTGTGAATCACCCCAGCCCTCTTTAAAAAAGAGGGAGCCTTAGGGGGATTTGGTTTAACTTTCGCCCCGCAGTTAGTTGTGCCCCACCCTTTCAACCGTCCCTTCAAGGACGCTTGAAACGGGTGAGAGGGTCAGGCACCGCCCATTTGAGCACCAGGTTCGAAGCCGACACGAACTAACAGGCGGCACCCTCCCCACTACTAGCCGTAGGGGCAATGAAAATCACGCAGCGTCGTCAGGTTCCCGATCGTCGTTCATGTCATCATTGGCCGGACCTTCAATCTCGATCATCTCGAGCAGGTAATGCTTCCCGGCTTCAGGTTTCGGCCCTTTATGGTCAGCGGGAAACAGCAACCCGAGACTGACTGAGGGAAAGGTGTTGCTGAGTTCAGAATTGAGCAGATCAGGATCCCGATCGTCGAACCCTCCGTTCAGTTTCACCTTGTCGTTACCGTTCCCGGCATCGCGCACGTCTTCACATTTAATCTGTAATCTTGCTGAAAATGATGATTCAGGCATTTTGTTTCCTCTCTTTTAAGGTTTAAAAACCCCCTCTTTCTTAAAGAGGGCTGGGGTGATTAACAACCCGCGCAGTGGTCAGGCGACTGCCTGATTAACGCAGACAGGTTGATAGTTTGCGTTCACCAATGCCGTTGCCGGGTTGGGCGACACGCTATTGCCGCACATTCTGGTTGACGCGGTTTTTGTTAATGGTTTTCCGTTGAACTGTGGAAAAATTTCATAATCGACCGGGAACCCTTGCGCGTTATAAAGTTCGCGCGGTTGCAGCATGCGCATGCCAATATCGACGATCTTGTATTCCACCCCTTTAACAATAACCAGCCCCATGCGCTCTTTTGTGGTGATGGTGGGTAAGGGATTTTTTAAAGATGCCCCCGTTTCGCCACTGCCTTGTGAGTAATAATTAATCAGAAGGGCGCAGACCAAAGAACTGTGGTCTTTTGCGGTGACGGTACCGAGTGGGCTATCAACGCTCTGCCCCACCACCCCCGTGTAATGCTTCGCCAGAAATGGAGACACGAGCGCGAAATGCCCGCCCTTGACCTCGGCGCACTGAGTACGCAGCGGGTCCATAATGTTAAAGACGCGTTGTTGTGAACCGTTGGCGTGTTCGGTGAGAAAGGCAGAAACGAGCGCACTTTTGCCGCAACCCTCAGACATGACCGTTCGGGTGGGTTCTTCTACAGAATGCCCGACGCCAGTGCCGAACTGCCGTTGAATATGCGGGACGACTATAGCGTGGCGGTTTTCGGTTGTTTGAGTTGCCAGGGGTTCTTTAACGCTTTGCCCTCTAAAATCGTTTTCTTTTTTCGGCCCGTAATAAGTAACTATGAACGGTTCCTGCGCGTTGATGACATAACGGAAAATCCCTTTCGCGATTCTTCTTAAGGTGTTTTCTGCCAGCGGCTTTTTGCGTTCAAATATTGAAGGGGCTGGAATTGACCAGTCAATGCACTCGGCGGCGGGGCGGAACGGCTTGAGTCCTTTACCGTGGGTCGGTGCCGGCCAGACGATGGGCAGACCGTCGCACCTGGCGATTAAAAATAATCGTTTTCTAATTGTCGGGGCTCCGTATTCACTGGCGCGAAGTTCGCGCCACTCCACTTTATAGCCGAGGTTTCTGAGTGCCTTCACCCAACGGCGGAACGATAGACCTTGACGGGCCGGGCAAGGTTTCCATTTCCCTTTCACTGCATCCCATATCAGCGGCCCCCATTTCTGGAACTCTTCAACATTCTCCAGCATGATGATTCTGGGCCTGACCAACTTCGCCCATTTGATCACCACGTTGGCAAGCCCACGGCGTTTATTGGCTTTCTTTTTATCGCGGTGGGGTTTATCCCCCCGCGCTTTGGAAAAGAAGGTGCAATCCGGACTGAACCACGCCAGTCCGACCTTGCGACCGGCGCATGCCTCGACCGGATCCACATGGAAAACGTCTTCACAATAATGTTTAGTGTCTGGGTGGTTGGCTTTGTGCATGGCCACGGCTTCGCGGTCGTGGTTAATAGCGATATCGACCGGGCGACCGATAGCGGCTTCAATGCCAACACTGGCACCCCCACCCCCGGCGAAATTGTCGATAATAAGCTCGTGAACTTGGTCAGCCATTTAGCACCCCCGTGTTATAATCGGCTGATCGACCCACCCAAACAGGAGAAAAAATAGTGAGCAAAACTTTAGAAGAACTCAGCGGCCAGGTAGAAGAACTCAGCGCCCAGGTACATTCGCACCAATTGTTATTAAAGATGTTGCTCCACATGGTGATTGACCTACACCCAGAAACCGAACGGACGGCGGCATTATTACAAGGGGTTCGAGACAAATTAGAACAAGAGCACAGCTTCCGCACAAAAGGCATCTGCATAGACAGTATCGATAATATGCTTAACGACGCCCTCATAGTGTGCGCGAAGAAAAGGGCAGGCGAAGGCAAGTAGTCTAAATGTTGTCGTTCAGCCATCAATCCCCCTCACCTGGCCTCTCCCTCGGCGGGGAGAGGAAAATTATTATTTTAAATTTGGCCCTATGCCGAGTAGTTAGAAAGAAACCCGCCGGAGATACCAATCGGCCAGGAGGTGGACCGTTCTCCAGCAGGTTCCTTTCGGGTGGAAACATTTTTTTAACCATTGGCTGTGGCGCCATCGCCACTTTTTTGATTTAAATCTTTCCGATCGAGATACTTGATCGCCAGATGCCGGAACAGGTAATCGATGATCGAGGCACAGCTTGCAATCTCCGGATGCCCTTGCACCATTCCGGCCGGTTCGAACTTCGAGAACAAAAACAAATCCACATATTCTGCCAACGGGACCCCGTGTTGCAGTCCTGTGCTCACAGACATGGCAAAACAATTGGCCATGGCCCTGAGTGTCGCCCCCTCCTTGTCGAGGTCGAGGAAGAATTCCCCCAGACGCCCATCCGGATAATCGCCGCAGGTGATGAACACCGACCTCCCGCCGATCTTGACTTTCTGCTGTTCGCTGAAACGCCGGTCAGGCAAAGCAGTTTTCATTGTTCTAACACCCTCGTTAATCCTGCAGATAGTTGGTTGAGTTGGTCGCGGGTGCGTTTGAGGTTTCCTTCCAGTTCGCGTTTTTCATGGTCGAGATCAAAAATCAGTAGCTGCAATTCTTCAAAGGTCAGGCCTTCAAGGTCTTCGAGCCGTAACGCTTTGCTGTAACCGGGAATTGTGCTTGATGAATTATTCAAACCCCCATCACACTCAGCTATTCGTGATATCTCTTTCATTAAATTCGTGCCCCGGAGGGGTAGCTCAACCTCGTTAAAGTGACGTGAACCCCGACATGTTTTGGGGCTCCGTAAATTTTATGAGTTGGCCCGGCGCAGATCTGGCAGTCGTCTTTATAGAACAGCGACGGCACCTTTGCCCTGCGCCCTTTTGCAGGTATCTCACCAAGCGCATCCTTGACAAACTTCATCAAATTGTCGCGATCGGGTTTTTGTATGTGGTAATCCCCCGGATTCAGGTCTTTGCGGGATTTCGGGATGGGAAAAACGAAAATCAAATCCATCTGAATCGGACCCGTCCACACCCGTTCGGGTGCTTTCGATTTGGCTTGCAAAAGAAACTGTTGTTTGGCGGTAGCCGACGGATCGTATTTCGGTGTGAAGAGTTTCCCTTTCTTGCTCCGCACCGGCTTCCGGTCACGGTGGCGCTGTTGCGGAACAGGATCCCCGGCAATGAAAAAGCGGATTACATTTTCATCCTTTTGCGTCGGATCAACCATGCGGACACTCCGCCAAAAGTTCTATCTCTGTTTTGGTGTGGCGTTGAAGAACCTGAAAAACGTGGCCCTCGTTCAAACCGATTTCATCCAGCTCGCCTGTGATGTGGCGCACGAGGACCTCCATGTCCGTTTTTAACTGCGTGTTTTCGTGATGCAATAAATCTTTCATGCCACAGCCTCCTCGAATTATTCAGCCGTCTGTTTTTATCGGATAACTATTCCGCCAGCTCTTGCAATACCATGTTGAAATCTGTTTATAGCTTTGGATAAAGCCCCCCTCCCGCACGCGTTTAACATGCCGGAGGTAAGCAAAAAGATTGCTGTTCGCCTGCATCTGCTCGGCTTCAGTGAGCCGGCCGAAACACTGCCGCGCTCCTTCCGGTTCTATTTTGGCCTCTACGGAAGGGTAATATTTCGCTCCCATTCCGAATAAAAGGTCAGATTGTTTCCGAATTGCCGAATTTTTTACATTGACCGCATAGAGTCCCAGTGTAAAAATGCCTGCTATTAAAAAAACCAGGACCGCGAGGAAGGCTTTTGAAAAACGCCGGGTGACATTCTGCGCGGGTTTTTCGGCAAGCTCTGGAATCAGACGGGACACAGGAACCTCAAGCGCTTGAGCTGATTTCCTGATTTGTTCCAGCGTCGGGTTGTCAGATTGCTCAAGCCGGGTCACTGCACCAGAGGTTTTGTAACCCATGATCTCGCAGAGCTTGGACCGGCTGATGCCTTTTTCTTCCCGGACCTCGGTAACGAGTCCTCCGAAGATTGCTTGACTCATATGTCAATGCCCTCAATTTTCTTGTATGGATAATTTGACGATAAATTACAGTATTTGCTTTAAAAGTCAACATTAAATTTGGAAGGGCGATGATACTAAAACCGCAACGGGCGTTATTACATGGATTTATGGGGAAAAAAAATTAAGCAGTTTCGGCTTGCGGCGGGCTGGTCTGTTCAACAGTTTGCCGATCGCGTTGGCTGTTCACCCAACCACGTTTATAAAATTGAGTCGAGCGACAACCTGGGTGAGAAGTCCGTCAAAGCCATTGCCGCGGCACTCAACGTCCAGGTCCCAACACTGCTGGGTTACCACGACATGACCGTTGAAGAGGCCAGCGAACTTTATGGACCGGAAGACACAGAAAAGTTTCTCCAGCGGCTGGATATGCTGAAGGTGATCTCTGCCGACCCGGACCTGGAACTCAAGGGCAAAGTGTTCGATAACATTGAGACGACCTACAGTAAAATCCGAAGACGACAACACCCCCGTTTCCACCTGCCTGATAAAGAGGAATAATAGTTTTCCAAAATATTTATTGATAATTCCCGCATATCACCTATAATCTGTGATTAACCCTAACAATTGCTTGAATTTCATACATGCCGATGGACATCGATTTTGCCAGGCTTTTTCTGAAAATTTGCTTTTATAAAAAAGTGCGCACCGACACAGAAGTGGGCAAGCTGCTGGGCATGTCTACCGCGGCAGTGCGCGAACGTCGCACCCGCAACTCCACACCCATCGAACAGGTTAAGGTTTTTTGCCATAACGAGGGTTTGGACTTCGACGAGTTCACATCAGACTGCCGAATGAACATTGAGCCGGGCAAACCCGGCGGCGCAAAACATGTTGCAGCCGTCTCCCGATTCATCTATTGTCTGAATAACGGCACGGAAAAGGAACGCCTGGAACTGGTAGGAAGGGTGGCCGAACTTGAATCCATAATTAGATATCGAAAACAAACTGGAGACAAATCATGAAAAAAATATTCATGCTTTTACTGGTTTTTGTTTTTTCAACGAGTACAGTATTTGCTGAATTCGATGGCTGGAAATTCGATTGCACCACAGATTCGTTCACCGATGAGAAACGATGCTCGGTAGGGGCGCATGAATTTACAGGGTCCACAAGCAATAACTTGAAAATCAACGGTGCGGCACTGTTAATCAAGGACAATAATATCAAGGCTCTTTTTTATATCAACGCAGAGAGAACCCGGCTGGGCTCCCGCACACCAATAGAAATCCGCATAGACCGGAACAGGCCGTTCAGGTTCGATCAGGATGATTTAAACGGTGAAGCCTCGCGGCACCTGGTGAGTGAGATGCTGACCGGTCAGACCTTAAAGTTTCGCATCGATGGCAAGGTGTCTGAATTACCCTTGATCGGGTTCGCCAAAGCATGGCGCCAACTGGTGCAAGATGCCGGGCATGATCCACTCATGGCCACCGCACAACAGACGGGCATCTAACCACAGATAAACACCGATGAACGCAGATTTAAAACTTCCCCCTGACAAGTACCCGTTCCGGGCATGAAGGCTTTGGAGTTGGCACCACAGGGGACTGAGGGGGTTGAGTATGAAACCATCTAACTTATATGCAGCTTTTCTTTTTGATCCCTACAATAATTTACGCAGACGGTTTGATAAGATCAATCAGGAATTGCGCTTTTTCGGCGCGACTGATGAAGAAATAGAGTTGGCAAAAAAACGTGCAAGTTCCACCAGGGTCACGCTTGAAGAATCTTTAAACGATCTCATAAATGATAAACGTCAAGACCTTTAACCCCCTCAATCCCCCTTATCAGGTGGAGTTATATGGACCCCTCTTTTTAAAGAGGGGCTGGGGTGATTCACATCAAGAGGTTTCCTAATGAATAAAGCTGAAAAACTTGTAAAAGCTATTGAGGACGGCCAATGTATCCTCACACTTTTAACAATCACGCATCCGCTTCTCAGCTCACCGGTTCGCCTTGTCAATGGCACTGCCGATATCGATTCTTGTGGCGAAAGGTTTAAGGCTTTCCCTTTTGAGATCGTTTACCCGGAGGATTCCGACTGGGTCATTCACGATGGAAAAAAAACTTTATTTCATATCCAGGTCAAAGTGTTCCTCGACAGAATTGGTATTAAAATTAACGAATCATCTTGGCATGACCTGCGCGGTTCTGTAGATTTGGTCGAACGTAAAGACCCGGACGATGTCATTCATGCAATTCCATCGACTTATATCAGCCTCATTCCTTCTTAAGCTTATGGCCAGCTATGACACAGTTCTAATCAAAGACCCCCTGCCGGACGGGTGGGAGCCGAATTATCGCGGTTTCCAGACCTATGAGCTTGGCGGCGCCCTTGAAGATTACTCCATCGAAAATGGTGAGCTCTACAAGGAGCCGTATTACGATGGAGATCCTCGATACATATTCCCATTTAACGGGCACATGATTCTTTGCAATGGTCAAGGTACCGATTTCAGGGAATACAGTTATGAATTTAAGGCCGGACAAGTTGTCCGTGCGGAGAGTATCGAGCCGGGTTCTGAGGTGGTCGTGAAGTTGGATTTCCCCCGTATCCTGAATTTTGACAAAGTAATCCCGCCCAACGAAAACCTGAATTAACTTTCCTTTAAAATCAGTTGCAACGTGACGCCACAATAAACCCCCTCCGCCCGGTGGTCGTGCGGAAGGGGTCCATATAATTGCCCGGATCGCCTAATTTAAACCCGAGAAAAAAAATATAGCATAAATCGAATTATCAAGCTAACATCAGGCATTCCTAAATTATTTGGGTGCGCTATGGAAACCGGAACTGCGAGATTCTTCACTCCATTCAGAATGACAATATTCTGTACAGCCATGCTCATGGCCGCGTGTGCCCCAAAGACTCAGACCCCAACCATCAGCGCAGAAGATGCCCACGCCGAAGCCCTGCGCCAGATGCAGACGGCCATCAGTGAAAAGGTCAGCATGCGTAACCGGCTCGACCGTGTGGCCTTGCCGGTTCTTTCTAAAAACTCCAAAGCCTGTGGAGACGATGCCACCTGGTACGCAGGATTCCATAACCGAACTTATGGCACTGCCGACGAAATCGGCAAAGAAGCCTGGAACAATCTCTATGGGGTTGACGACAAACTAACGGTTTTTTCTGTTTTACCTGGCTCCCCGGCCGACCGGAGCGGACTGCAAGTGCGTGACAAGATCCTGCTCGTGAATGGTGAAGAGAAAAGTTTATTCTCAAACCTCGGCGCAAAAATCACCAACTGGAGCAAGGGCGACAACAAAAATTTAGAACTAAGGATCCTGCGCGGCACTGAACATCATGACATCACCATTGAAGGAATGAAGGCCTGTTATGCCCCTGTGGTCATTCAGGAGACCGACACCGTCAACGCCTTCGCCGATGGGTCGAACATCATGATCACCACCGGCATGATGAAATTTATTGAGAGTGACGACGAACTGGCGCTGATCATCGGACATGAAATGGCGCATAACACCATGGGCCACTCGCTCAGTAAACTGGGCAACCGCATGGCAGGGTTTTTGCTCGATGCCGTGTTGATCGTGGCATCCGGAGGGGTCTATTCAGGTACCTCAATATCCCAGGCGGCAGGCATGGCCTATTCGCAGGAATTTGAAGCCGAAGCGGATTATGTAGGTTGCTATTACACTGAACAGAGCGGGAACGATTGCAAAATGGCTGCAGGTCTGTGGCGCCGCATGGCCAGTGCCCACCCGAACGCCATCAACCTGAAAGGCTCCACCCACCCTTCGACCGCGAAACGGTTTCTTGCGCTAGAAAAAGCCGTCGAAGAAATCGAACAGAAAAAAGCCAACGGTCGGCCGTTGACGCCGGAGATGCGTGACTAGGCGTCCGGCCAACGTGAAAAGCTGCCCGTCGTTGCGAACGCAGTGAAGCAATCCAGGTTCTGGTTCTACCCATTCGGAGCACGTAAGCAATGGAACAAAAATTAAAACATCTGGAGTTTATACAGGCTGTCATCACCCGCATGGCCAGCAACTCATTTTTACTGAAAGGTTGGAGCGTGGTCCTGATCTCTGCGCTATTCGCCTTGTCTTCTGCAAATTCCAATCCTGCATTTATTTTTCTGGCATACATTCCGGCCATCATGTTCTGGGGGCTGGATGGTTATTTTTTATGGGAAGAAAAAAAGTTTCGGGCGCTCTACGACCATGTTCGCAAATTGGATAATGCCGATATCGATTTCTCTATGAACACTACGCTCGTTCCGGATGTAAAGAAGAAATCCGGAACATGGTTTTCAGTAGTGATGTCACAGACACTCATTCCATTTCATGGTGTGCTGACCGGCACCATCGTCATAGTTATGTTCTTAAAATCTTGTTCTTAAAATAAGGAGTTCCCCCCATGGCCAGAAAATGTTTTTACAGCTTTCATTACAAACCCGACAATTCACGAGCCGGGCAGGTCCGCAACATAGGCGTGCTTGAGGGCAACACCCCCGTCTCCGACAACGACTGGGAAACCGTCACCGGCAAGGGAGACGCCGCAATTGAGAAATGGATCAAAGACCAAATGCACGGCCGGACCTGCACTGTGGTTCTTGTTGGAGAAAAAACGGCTGCCCGGAAATGGATCACCCATGAAATTGTAAAATCCTGGGAAGCCGGAATGGGCGTGGTCTGCATCCGGATCCACGGCCTGAAAAATCTGGATGGGTATATCGCAAAGATGGGCGGCAATCCGCTCAATCACATCACGGTCGACGGGGTAGAACTATCGCCCATCGTAAAATGCTACAACCCTAAAGGTGATAACAGCAAGGAAAGATATGCCTGGATCTCCGAGCACCTGGAAAACGCAGTCGAGGAAGCTGTCAGAATCCGCAAGGCTAATTGAGTTTATAAATGGCAACCGGGAAACCAGATCACCCCAGCCCTCGTGGTACTTAACCCTGGCCTTCGTGCCCGGAACGGGTATTTCGAGGAAGAGGGGGTTCATTTAATCCCCCCTTCTCCGAAGGGGGTTAGGGGGATTTGCTTTCAAGGTTTTTAATTGTCATCCTGAGCCTGTCGAAGGATCTCGGTGTTCACCCTCCGCCACCGGGTCGGCCCCAACCAGCTCAGTTTTTCTGTGCTCGAGCATATTATTCAAGATAAGCTGCTGGGTGTCATGGATGGGTTTTAGTCCGGCCTCCAGATCCTTTTTGGTGCAGTTGTCTTCTTGCAGAGCATCAATGCGTTTATGGGCTTTGCTGTTATCGTTCCGGAGCGAGGTCCAGATCATAGCGATCACCCCCAAAATCAAACTACCGATCAGCTTCACCCACTCAATCGCCGCATCAATATATTCAAGACCTTTTACGGGCATCGCCCAGGCTCCTTTCTAAATTCCTGTGTTTTTCCAGGTCGGCTTTACCACCATTATTTCAGACGATGGTGTTTTACGTCCGCTTAGGTGGGTGTTGCCGAATCGAACATAGTCGTTATGGAAAAGTTCCACAAGTGCGGACTCCCCCGCGTTCCTCATTATTCTAGCGCGCTCCACGATAGGGTCGTTCGGATCAATCATAATAACTGACTGCCCCGTTAAGTCGTTACCAAGGAAAGGATGGGGAATTAGAGCCATATCAGAATTTTTAAAAGTCGGCGTAATTTCCTGTTCTATGGACGAATACCTTTCCGGGTTCTCAAAATCCTTTAGTCGATCAATCACGCATCTTTTCCTGTAAAACTTCCCATCCCTCACGTACTCGGGATTAATACAGGTGGGGCCATTGTTCGCCCACACCGGATCGTCGCCATGTGACATAGCAAGAATTTTACCAGTTCCGTTTTCAATAAGTGCTTGAATGAACCCCTGAACCTCTCCATCACCTAGGTCGTAAGGAGGCGAAGATTGAATATATCTGTGTCTTACGGTCATGGTTCCACCACCGCCGTAAACCGACATTGTTATCCTTGAGGTTAGAGTGGTCGTTAGGTTATTAGATGTACTTATTTGGCTGGAACCATTATCAATAACGCCCAAAACAGGAGCAACGGAAAAGTCGTTATTCTGGGTGGTGCTGTTTTTAACAGTTATCCAAAAAGAATATTCACCGCCTGTTAAGGTCGCCATTGTGATACCGTTCGCGGCCTTGGTATTGTCAGCCGTGGTCGATTTTAATTTTGCTTGGGAAATAGAACCGTCTGCAGGGGAGGTGTCGATAGCGGCAATTTGAGCGGCTATAAAAGTTTTAGCAGCTTTTTCTGTAGGCACCGCATCGTCACTGTTCCCCCCAAACGTCCCATCAATTGAAATTTCATTGGCAGTAGTTCCATTTGCAAGCTGTAAAGTAGTTGTAGATTCGATAGAGGTAAACTTGCCCGTATTTTCAGCAACCGATCCAATTGGAGGGGGGCTTGCTAAATTAGCTTTAAGCTTTAAGGGGGTGACAGCCCTGTCATTATCTGTTCCAGTATTGGTTTCTGTTTGCGTTGCAATCTCTATCAAACCCTCCGCCGTTTCGCTTGCGCTGGCTGGGTTACTGGCCGTCTTCAGGTCTTCCCGTAAATCTTCATCAATGTCGTTATTGGTGATGGCCGTCATGCCGACGTACATTTTTATCCGCCCGATGGGTAACTTACCGCTGGTGATGGCCGGGTCTACCGGTGATGCGTTTTCGGCACCGGCGATGACTGATAGCACACCCGTACTACTGTCGATCACCATGATATCGTTGCGTGGGTCGGTCACCGGTGCCACCAACACCAACGATCTCTGTGTGCCTTGTTTTGTCGGCATAGCATCAACAACCGGAATTTTCCCAGGATGCGACCGGCACTGCATCACGGCTTTCAAAGTGCAGACATGCAAGCCCACCCCACCATCGGTGAAATCGATCTCTGGCCCGCCCTGCGTTGCGGAGATTTTATATGCGTCATCGGTCAACCCACTGGCTATAACCCAATAATCAGTACCCGCAACAACCGGGGCGAACAACGTGCCGTTGGTGGTGAAGTTGACCACGTCATCGACAATAAAGTTATGACCTTTTTTCTTGATGAGGTTACCGGCAAAGTCGATATCGGCGGGTTTGAGATCAATGGTAATGCCTGCATAAGGCGCGAACGATGCCCCCTTTGCTGACAACACTGACATGGCGTTGTCGATCAGGGTTTTAACTTTCGCAGGTTCATCGTCGGCAAAATTAGTTTGTCTGAATGGTACTGTCATGATGGTTTCCTGTTAAGTTTTATAAGCAAAGCAACCCCCCTCAATCCCCCCTTGTCAAGGGGGAAGTAAATTGCATCCCTCCCTTCATAGGGAGGGAGAGAGGGCGGGTTGGATTTAAATTTAATAATAATTTTCTTCACGCTCCGATAGCGTCCCAGTTGATGGTGCCGCCGACATCTTCATCTGATGTGTTAAAAACAAAAGCTTTAAAGGTTGTCGTGTTTACCAGGTCGAAAGTTGCGATCAACGCGGTACTGCCCTGCGCCGAAACCTCGACCCGTGGGGTGAGATGAAAGTTTTTATTGAAGGAAATAATTTTACCTCCGATCGGGATAACCACGCCGGTGTCCCCGTCCGTGATGTCCGCCACGTCTGCAACTTCCTTGAATTTTTCTAAAACGGTCACACCAGAGGTGTTGTCTATCTTCGCCCGGCATTTTATAAATTGCGCATCGACCTCGCCGATGTCCCAGGGGATGAACCCTGAATACGACCCGCCCTGTGGTTTAAAATCGATTTCAAGTTTCGGGTCGGCAGCACCAACCGTCTCGCCCGGTCCCAGTCTGGCCGTCAACTCGCCCCAAACCCTTGCGCCTTTGGCATCGAAACCGAGGTCCAGTTCCGGCCCCTGATAAATACATTCCTCTTCAGGTCGGGGAATAAAAACATCGAACACATCATCAGCGAGTGAATCGGTATCCTTTGAACGAGGAATGAGTTTGTTGGAAATTTCATGCAAAATAAAATTGATCTTCGTGCCCGGCCAGGTGGGTTGTTCTTCCCGAGATAAAATCTCATTGCCAAAATTCACCACAGTTATGTTGAACAGGGTCGGGTTGACCGATTCATTTCCTGAGAAATCCTGCGCCTTGATTCCAACAGTCCAGGTTCCAGGCGGCAGACCGCCGTTCAAGATCAAAGTACCGCCGGTCTTGTCAGTGAGAAAATTCGCAGAGGCCCAGTCGAAGTCAATGCCCTGCGGCATATAGCGCAACTCATGGCCCTTGATGTCTTTCTCCGGATGCTTGCCCCAGCGATAATTGACGTTGTTGCCATTTTGTTGGGCACTGAAATCCAAAACGTCTGCGGGTTTGCCGTCTTTACCTATGACGGTGTGAGTGGTCAGTGTATTGAAGTCCCCCTCTTCGCCATCCTTGGTGATGTACTGCAACTGGAACTCGATTTCCTGCCTGTCATCGACTTCAAGAATAGACATTTCACCGGTCTCCACATCCTGCACCGTCGAGAACAGCCACGGTCCTTCAGAGTCTTTCGGGCGGAACCGCGCACGAATGCCGGTGATGTCGCTCTGGATTCCTGAAGGCACCCGAAAACCGATGAGCACCCTTGTGATGAAAGAACCGTCCGGAGCATCCAGCAAAACCGTTCCGTCTGAACGCACCTGCTGGACCAGTGGGATATTGATCCCTGTCGCCTGGGTTAAATTGGAAGTGTGGGTCGGGATCGTCCCTGAATCTGCGCTCTGGATCTGCGGCGCCAGATCGAGCACGGTGAGTTTCGCGGTCAGGTTCGGACCCGGATCAATGCGTTTCACGATCATATCGCCGGTCTCCTTCGCCACTTGCCCGAACCCGATCAGGTCCTGAACCTTGGGAGCACTGGCCAATAGAATCGGCGTGACAAATGTGAGGGAGAAGGTTTCGTTCTCAGTGTTCACCACAGCAATGGCCGTCTGGGTCATATCTTTATGGCGGGCTCGAATGTTGTAGGTCTTACCCGCCAACATCGTCACCGCATCATCAAGCGTCACACCGGTGGCGTGGGTACCATTACTCTGAACCACTTTTATTCTTGCGGATCCTTCACCGATCAACGCGATCTCGTGATTCAAACGGATGAAATCCCCCCGCCGACAAACTACATTCTCCACATCGGTAAAAATCGTGTAAGCCTCCGGCCTTTCCTGCGCCACCGCATAATGATAACGCCCGTTCTTCCAGATGAGATCGGGTTTGGTGATGCCGTTTAAACTGAGGTTCTCAAGTTGGGTGGCATTGTTTTCGTCGAACCCATCGGCATAGACGATCATCTCATCCTGCTTATTGTCCTGCTCTTCATTGGCGAATCGCACCCGCCAGCCGTGCGGAAGTTCATCAAAAATAATGCGCGAATCAAACCCCCAGCTATTGCGCTCGGTGAACATCTGCACCGGCACGGTTTTCGTGTCGTCGAGAATCACCCCCCACTTGCCATCGTGCAACGCTTTCGAGGCCCGTGCCGAGGAACAGATATCGTCAATCGAAATACCGACTGAGGACTTGAAATCAACCACCATATTGAATTCGAATCCGCGTGAAACATTACGGTCGTGAAAAGCCTGCAGATCCTCAAGGTCGATGCGTGAATCCAGTACCGGTTTGGCAATGCCCGGACCCTGCAACACATAGCGATATAGACTGGCCGGGTTGTTGGTGATTCGTTCAATCCAGGTCTGGGTGCCACTGTCCCAGTCCTTACAGATCGTCTGCGCCAGGCAGTTGAGCTGATCGACCAGTCCGTTGAGTTTTCCAGTGGCGCGAATACGCAGAATGATTGCTGCGACATTGGTGTCATTGATGGGATTCTCACATTTGATCGAACGCAGGGTACTGAACCACACATCATCAACGATATTGACGTTGCTGGAATGGGTTGTCGTTCTACGCATGCGCACATCATACTGGCCGGTCGCGACCTTCCACCGATGACCGCGCAATAACGCATTGGACTGTTTTCCGGTGATTGTAAAAGTGTGCACCGCTGTCCAGGTATCAGCCCCTGCAGGGGAATACTCCAGCTCGACCGTGACCGTGCGCGAACTTTTTCCAGTATTGGAGGTGAACTGGGCAAGGCCTTTTTTAAACTGAATGTCGGCACTGATTTCATCAATATCAAGTTCCGTAGTTTGAACCTGCCAGCCTTCCGACTGTTTCAGCTCTATGTCCGGAGTTACCTCCGTTATATTCTGGGTGAACAAGGTCGGTGCCGGGTCGGCGTCGTATCCCTGTAATATCTCGACCTCGTGCTCGAAATTAGCAAGTGCAGTCGTGCCAATTTTGATGTCGGAAATATCAAGCGGTCCACTGCCGACCAACAACGCCATGCGGAACCATTGCTGATCGCCCACCAGTTCGGTGTAGGTCTTCGCCAGCAATGCCGGCACCACGCGATGCTTTCCGAGAATGATAGGAACCGGCGCATAAGGCCGGAGCGTGTTTCGAGCCCCTTGGATTAAATAGGTCGGACTGTCCTTCACCCCCTGCACACCGGAAAGCTGCGTTAATCCCCGCGCAGATGGTGAAGAGGGGGGTGCGATGGCATTCAACACCAGGTTCCCGGCCACACCCACAACAGCCGACCCCAAAGCCGACCCGACTTTCAAAGCCGTGCCGGTCAGTTTGAATGCTCCACCTATCGCGGGCCCGGCATAAGCGGCCGCAGCGATAACTGCGATCGATAGAATGGTGCGGAACGGATCTTTCTTTCCACCGCCTCCGCCTCCACCCGGATTCTGTGGCACGATGCGGATGCTGATGATCGATCCGGGTTTCGGACGAACATGGCTCCACATATGTTTTGGAATATGAATATCACCGATGAAAACATGGGCGTGACGTTGCAAAATCTTGTCACCGGTGATCGAAAACAGAATCTGTAAAACCGTCATACCGCGATCAAAAACATATTCCGTCCGTTCATTGGTGAACGGGTTCGGCGCAGCGTGAACTATGAGGGCCGATGTCGGCCGGACAGGTTTTAAAACCTCAGTCATGCCTCACCCCTATATCTTTGAGGATTTTCATTGGATGCAACGTCACGTTGCCGATACAAACCTTCAACCCGTCTCTTCCAGAACAGACTGTCCAACCGTTCGACGGTCGTTTCAATTCCTGCATGAACGTGCAGAAACTGTTTATTCCCAAGATAGAACCCAATATGAACCGGCAGGTTCTCAATTTTCAAAAGCACCCCATCACCGAATCCCGCTTGATAGATCTCAATTTTTTCCCACGGTGACATCTCATTACTGATCAGGTGATCGAGTTGTTCACGATCGCGCACATCGTCGTATCGGCCCGAATAACACGGCACCGGCTCACCACCGACTTTGCGCAGGTAATAAAAAGACCCCCAGCAATCCCAGCCGTTCGGGTCACGGCCATGCTCGAGAAAGGGCACACCGATATAAGGTGAAATGTCAAAAGGTTTCATAAGTTCACTTAAGGTTAATCACCCCAGCCCTCTTTAAAAAAGAGGGAGCTAATAACTTCCCCCTGACAAGGGGGATTGAGGGGGTTGCTGTCATGCTGAGGCCCTCGAAGCATCTGTGTTTATTCGCATCCATGTCATAGGGTTTAATTGGCCCCACGCCGAGTGGTTAAAAAGCAGCCGGGAAATTCCCCGGCGTGATCATCTTGTGGGGAAACCCCATATTTAAAAATTTCTCTACACTCAAGTCGCCGGTCACCGTCAATTTGTTGTAGCTAACTGCGCTGAGAATATAATCCGGCATCGATGCCTCGACATGATCGGGATCAGAATGCAGAACAATTTCCATCGTCACCATTGGGCGTTCGGCAGCACCTTTCGGGATCAACCGCAGGGCCTCGACAATCTGCTTGTCAATATTGTCGACGGTCAACTGCGCCCGATAGACCCCGTTCGGAGCATCCCTCGGCAACCTCAGATCAAACGGGAAGCTGACATAGGTATCACCGCGACTTAACGTGTCCACACCATCGGAACTGACACGGATCGGGGACAGGAACGTCGAGTGGTCGATGGTGATCAACACAATAATCACCTCATCCGTTTCCGGCAACGACAACGCCTCTTTAAACGTGCTGGAAAAATTGGTCACGGCATGATCTCCAACTGAACACTGACAATGAATTTCAGGCGTGATTTCCCGGAAACTTTTGGGGCCCCGACAAAACGGAACTCGACGGTCGAACCGCTCAACGGCTCGGTCCAGTCAAACCGTTTGCCGACTGTAGTCTTGTGAAAATCTCTTAAGATAATCACCTGGGCTTTGGTCAGGCTGAAGTTATAAGTCACAGGTGTGACATTGGCAGAAATCTCTTTGCGGACTTTGGCCGGACCTTTATCCATCGCAGTCCGCAACTCCAGCTCGGGGAAAGTTTCGCTATAACCCCGCACAAGAGGTCCATCGGGTAATGTTGCGGGCCATGTTGGATTCGCCATCGGTCAACTCGGTAATTGTTGTTGAAGTCCAAAGGTTGTGCCCAGTGCATCTGTCACCGGGCCATCACCCCCGTTAATGTCATCTGCCACCGCCTGCAGGATGGTCAATTCAATATCAAGACCCCCGGAACCGTTTTGGGTCTCCCGTGACTGCACCTGCGCCGGTGTGTTGTTGTTGACGGTCAGGTTGAACACCGGCGCACCGCCGTTCTGGCCCTGCACTCCGAGATCACCATTGGTGAGGCGCACCAGTGGGAAGATGCCTTCCGGCCGTTCTTCAGATATGGATCCAATGCCTTTGGCCATCGGGAAAAATGACGGGAAATCCTGAATCCCCCCTTTTGAGAACTGTTGCACCCGGCCGCGATCGAAAGCGTTGCCCTTGGAAGAAAACTCCCGATCATCGAGAAGGCCATCAACCGGATCCGAAGTGGCAGGAGATGAGTTGAAAAAGCTTTTTACCAGTGAGCCCGCCGCATCTGTGAAGAAACTTGCCACCGGTTTGGCAATTGAAAGACGTATCACTTCGTTGCGGAAAGATTTCAGGACATTTATAAAGCTGTCAAACTCGTTCCCCGCGCCGTCCAGAGCTTCGCCAATGCTGTCAGTCAGATCGCGTTGAAAACCGCTGGCTACGTTGTCCACAGACTTCAGAACATCCTTTTCAAAATCAGAGGTATCGCCCTTGGCTTTTTTCAAGTCTTCCCGGTATTGCTCAAAAAGAATTCCTGTCTGCCGGGTGAAGGTGTCGGCAGTGATGAGATTTTGATTTAATAACTGGTCCAACTCATCGAGATCACGATTCAGGTTTTCATCCAGCGTCCGAGTGCCCTCAAAGATATCTTTTGCCCGTCCCCGGAATTCTTCATCTCTTTTGTTTTCACGCTTTAATACCTGCATCTGCTCAATAATTCTTTTAACTTCATCTATTCTTTCAGGGGTTGCATCAGCAGAAAGTTTTGAGAGGAGCAAGCTCTTTTCAATCTCCTCATTGGTAGCGCCAATGAGATTGACCTGGCGTTCCAGATCATCAATGAACTTGTCATCCGATGTTCGGTTTTTATCCAGCTCTTTTTCCGCTTTCGCGGCTTCCTTGACCTGCTCCTGGAAGTTGAAGAACGCCCGAGCCGACGCATCGACTTCCTTGCGCTGCTCGGCAGTGGCATCGGCATTCAGTTTCGCCAACTCACCGGCCACGAACGTCTCTTCATTCGAATTGACCAACGCAGCAACCCGGTCGGAGTAGGACGCGACAAACTTGGCGTTGGAGGCCAGTGATTTTTCATCCTGCTTTAAAAGCTCATCGTTCAGTTTCGACAGTTTTTCGTTGGTGAGATTGCGGATCTCGGCTTCTGCTTTTGCAATCGCCTGTAGAGCCTCACCCCCGGCCCCCTCCCTGGACGAACCAAGGCTCTCGAGCAGTTTTTTCTCTTCATCAAAAATGTCTTTGGCTCGGGTATCCCCCAGGCCTGCGAGTTGTTTCTCTACATCCAGAGTGACCTTGCGGATCTCTGCAAAGCGTTTGGCATTTTCAAGCTCGGCTTTCAGGTCTTCATCTGATTTGCCTTTTTCCAGTTGCCGTTTTTTTGCCAGATCCCCGAGAATGACTTTCAGGATCCGCGCCACCTGAGTTTCTTTTTCTTCTATCTGGGTGACAATTCTTAGCCGAGCACGGAACAGGCCTGTCCTGTCATTGGCTAAAGTTGTCTTTGAGTCCAGTGTGGGGAAATCTTTCAGTTGAGTTCTTAATTTATCCAGCTCGACATTGGTTTTGATAAACCGATCCTGCAAAGTCGTGCCTTTGGAAAGCCGGGAATTGATCCGATCGGCCTTGCTGAATGCCTCAAAGAAATCAGCCCAATAGCTGGTGGTTTCTTTGATCGTTCCCCCCAGCCCTTTATCACCCACCCCAATAGTCAGGTCAGACACAACACTCTTCAATCGGGTGAACTGGCCGGTGATGGTGTCCATGCGGATGTCTGCCATTTTCCGTGCCGACCCATCGGCTTTTCGCAGTTCTTCATCCAGTTGCGCGGCGATATCTGCGCCGGTGCGCAAAACCAGAAATGCAGGTGCGCCTCGATCGCCAAAAATATCAAACGCCTCACCTCCGGATATGGTGGACTTTTTCAGTTGATCCATCACTTTGATCAGACCATCCTGTTCAAGGGTCAGACCGCCCATATGGCGTTTGAGTTCTTCTGAGGGATTCGCCAACTCTTTGATCACCCGACGCAACCCAGTACCGCCGAGAGTGGCCTGTAAGCCGGAATTCGACAACACGCCGAGTTCAGCAGCAACGCTTTCGAGATCGACCTTGAACTCAGCGGCGATCGGACCCGCCAGCTTCAAGCCTTCAGAAAGTTGTTCTACATTGGTATTGGCATTGGCAGATGTGAACGCGAGGATATCGACAACGTTGCCGGTTTCGCTGGCTTCTTTGCGGAAAGTGCTGACCACATTAGAGGCAATATCAGAAGCACGAGCAAGACCGAGTGTCTCTTCAGCCGCAGCGGCAAGATTGAGCGTTGCCGGTATAGCCTCGATGATTTCTTTGGCGTTGAACCCGGCACGACCGAGAAACTCCATTCCTTCTGCAGCTTCCCCGGCAGCAAATTTCGTGACCGCACCCATGTCGCGGGCGGTTTCTCTTAAAGACGCAAACTCTTCCCGGTTCGCGCTGGTGACGGCTTCAACACCGGCCATCTTCTGTTCAAAATCCGCGATCGTGCCAATGGCTTCCCGACTGAGGAAGGCAAAGGAGATACCACCGGCCAGCCCTGACAGGCGTGTGAATGTTCGATTGAGTTTATTGCTGTTCGTCTCAAGAACCTGAACCCCCGCCGCAGACTGTTTGGAGTCGCGGGTGAGCTCCTTCAAACGATCATCTATTTTCTTCAGTGCCTGGTCGGACTTCGTTCCGGTCTCAACCATATCGGACTGGAATTTCTTTCCGCCGTCCATGCCCAGCCGGACACTGACTCGTTTAGTTGCCATTTTTTCGACCCTGCCCCAAAAAAAAACGCCCGGTGCCACAGGAAAGATTCCTGCGAAACCGAGCGTCAGTTCGTTCTGATAGCTCTATAACTACTTTAAAAAATTAACTATTTAAATCGATAAGCCCTGGTAACGTCTGCCTTTCTAACTTTTCCGTTTTGAATATGGAGAACTGCCGAGCCTTCAAAGTCGCCGAGGATTTGCGCGAAACTTTCTGCGGCGAGTTGCACCTTGTCGTCAAATTTCTCTATGCTATCCGATGTCTTTTTGCAGGCCTCTCTCAGCCTCTTGAAACCTTCCCGTGCCTCTTCTGCTGTGGGTTTATTCTCCATCGTTATTGTTATCGGGACTCAACGCCTCAAGAATCCCGGCCTCTGCATAAGGTAAAAAAAATGCCGTCGCCCTTTTGTCGCCTCCCATGGCGTCGGCAACGGCCAACAGTGTTTTAAAATCCAGTCCGGTCATGCGACCATTCGCTCCACGATGGACCTGGTTCTGATTCATCACAATGAATTCCCAGAACTCCAGCCCTTCAAGGGTTTGCAATTCGTGTTCAACATATGGGCAGTACTCCCCGTCTACACTTTCTCCTCGAGCGCATTCGAGTTGTTCTTCCCGGCATCCGTTGCAGTATTCGGCCCCACCGTCTCGCTGGAAGTGCCAGCGGGCGAGGAGCCGGATGCGTTTCCCTCGGTACTGACCTGATCCGTTGAACTGGTGTATTCTCGATAGAAAATTTTCGCCAGCCAGGGGATAGACATGGCCAGTTCAATATTTTCCTTCGTCACTGGCTGTTCGGTTTTACCTTCGGCATCGCCGATGCCCTTCCATTCAATGATGCCCATCTCGCCCAGTTTTTTTGCCATATAGTCCTGGATGTATCCGATGCGGATATCTGGATCCGTCAAGTCGGGCAGAGTAGATTCCCCGTTATCTTCCAGTTCCTGCTGACGCAGGGCATCAAGCAAGGTCAACTTGCGTACTGCGAACTGACTTGCGGAGTTGTAAAGAACCGGGGACAATGGCCGAACCTTAAAATCGTAGTCCGTGTCAAGTTTCATCCAAAACGGTTTTGTTTTTATGTTCAGTTTGATCATGGTTTTTCCTTTGTTAAATATTTCGTCGTCGCGAACGACCGAAGGTCGTGTGGCGATCCAGGTGCTGGTTTGTAAATCCCCCCTTCCTCGAAGGGGGTTAGGGGGATTTGGTTTTTAGTTATAAGCCGCCACATCATTAATAAGCTGGACCGTGGCAGCAGGAGCTGCGTTGACCGAGTCGTAACTACCCTGAAACGCGAAATCGACCACAATGCCACCAGGACCGGAAACGGATTCTTTCCGCCTCGGAACGAACACACGCGGGAACGTCCAGACCATTTTTTCACCTGGATTGTTCTCCCATTTGAATCCCAGCTTCACCGGCGTTGGCGGTGTCGTGTCCGATTTGTCCAGCAGATATTTAGTGTTGTTGGCAACTCGGGCAGTCATGTTGCCGTTGATCAGAGTTTCGCCTTCATTGGTTCCATTTATCAAACCATCTTCTCGCCCCACTTGATCTTCAATCTCCAACTGGTTTCCGAATGTGAATCGACCAGAAGTGATGTTCCCTGCAACTTCGTCATCGATCATCAACTGCGCTTTACTATTGGAAAATTTTGTCAGCGTATAGGTCTGCGGTGTTCCGCCCTGAGTGGATGTGTTTTTGATTTCATCCTGAAGGATTAACTCAAGGGTTGCCTTGAGTGATCCGCCGCGAGTGATTTCCAAAGCTGCCGAGTTGACCTGGACACCGGTGTTGAGGTTGTAACGGGAAACTTTAGAATGCCCCATTTCAATATTAGAACTGGGTAGGTCTTCACCGCCACTGCTGAACACATGGCTTTTACTGGTACCGCCGGACAAGGTCGCACCACTGACCGTAGCTGCCGATGCAGCAAGGGTGAACGTGTCACCCCCGGATCCAACGACATCGTGCTCGACCACCAGTTTGTCAAGGCCGTTTTCGGAATAGGTCGCGTCATCAACATCGACATCGACACTGGCATTCAGCGCGTTGACAATATTATCCAGCGTGGCTTTGAGATCGGCACCGATCTGGATGTCCGTTCCTACCGGGGTATCCTTGAGATTGAAAACCACACCATTGATGGTGATGGTGTCTGCATCCACCGGATTGCGTGAGAACTTAATGGTTCCGTTCGACTTTGCATCTAAGGTCACCGCATCGCCCATCAACTGTTGTAGCCAATGCCCGAAATAACGAACGTCCGCAGGAACTGAGAGTGTGCCCTTTCCATCCTTGACGCCGAGATCCGGATCAGAAGGGTCGCGGCCCGTGCCAGCGGAAAGGATGTTGTCCTGTTCCAAAGGTTGTTCGATGCCAGGGTCGGCAGTAAAAATCGGCATCAACCGGAAGTTTCCGGTTTCCTGCTCTCCATAAACCGCTTCTTTTTTCCAAAGTACCTGTACTTTTTTTCCTGTAGCAGTGGTGCCCATGGTGGGACTCCTCTTTATTTAAGTGGGTTGTCAGTGGAATACATGCAAAATAATTTAAAGACCGCAATCGAGTCAGTGACCCCGCCTGTGATTTCTGGGTGCTCCACTTCAGGCATTTCCGGTTCGAGCTCTTCTTCAAGCAAACCCCCGAGATCTGGATCTGACTCCACCTGTATGCGGAACAAGTCAATCAACGTCTCAATGCCTGCCATCCGCGCATCATGGTCGGACCCTGCAAACACGAGATGGAACTGCACCCCATGGTCGTAGGTGTAATGGGGTGGACTGAGAATAATTTCCGGATCACCGGCCTCGCCATCGAACATCTCGATCAATCCTTTGTTTGGCACATCGCCTTCCTTGACCGGGTTGCGTTCAAAACCGATATCAGGATCACCGTCGGCAATGGCCTTGATCAAAGTTTCAAGTGCGGAAAGTACTTGTTCGCGTTTACTCATAATCTTTGGCTTCCTTTTCCACGAAGAGACCCGATATCCTTCGTCCCCGTTGGCTCCTCGAGGATGACAAAACGGCACTTCTTGTCATTCTGAACGCAGTGAAGAATCTCGCTTTTCATCACGATGCCCGCCCTCGGCCGCTGCCGACTTTCGCGTCCGGCCAGTTCGCCACAATCAATTGCGGTACCTGGTTCTGCCATTTACGGGTGAGACGATCGAAATCAAATTTTTTATTGATCCGCGACTGCGGTACCAGAAAATACATAACGACTGAAACCTTGCCTTTAACGGTTCGACCTTTGGCTTCACGGGCCTGCTGGTTTGCAGTCAACCCCCGCGCACGGGACCCTGCTCTATTGGCTTTGAGGTCGGCCACCAGCATCAACGGTTTACCCGGAACTTTTACCGGTCGCAGTTCACCCAGGCTTTCCGGCCATTCACTCGGAGAAATTTTCCGAGTACTGCTGCGCCGACTGCCCGGTTTGTTCGGCGCTTCATCGGTCGGAATCGCCAAATACTTTTTGCTGCGGGCTCTAATCGTTTCACCTTGAGAAAACAGTCCGATCAGTTTCGGCGCCTTGGTGAAAACAAGACCGGCCGCACCGGTGCTGTTTTTCCCGCGTGGGTAGACCTGTCCTCGGATGGTATTCCCCAGACGGCGTCCAAGACCGACCGCGATAACAACACGACGCCAGTCGAGCTTGAGCCCTTCAGTGGCTTTCCTGATACCAACGGTCACGCCCTTACGAGCCGCAACCAGCTCGGCATTCATGATCCGGCTGAAACTTCCCTGAATGTTTCCGGTGATAATCATCAAAGTGCCTTTGGCGCTGTGTTAAAAATATCTAATCTATTGGGAAAAAAGTTTTTTCAGTAAGCCCTGTCCAGTCCACTTCCCCCGGTTTCTGCCAGGCGTTCGGTTCTTTGGCGATGATATAAAGAACTGGATTGAGCTCCTGAGTCAGCAGCCACAGTTCCCGCCCTTTGACCTGAACACCCCCGCATTGAGGCACAGGCGTGGGCACGGAAAGGATCTCGTGCTTGAACGAACGCCCCCGAAATTTAAGAATGACGTTACGGTCACGGGTCGGCTCCCAATTTTGCAGACGGTCCAGCGATGGCTCTTGAAACCCTGATTTTAAATTTTCCCCGTCCGGGAACGGACTGGCCTCGGCAGCAAGCCAGCCGACCGCGCCGAAGAACAAAATAATAATGAGGATGACCAACCACTTAAAAGCAAGATCGGAGATGCTGGGTTCTTCCATGTCTTTAAACCATTCAAATTGCCACATCATGGCCTCCTGTTTTTAACTTGTTTCACGACTACCTTTGCCGCCGCACATTCAGGGTAGTAATTGCAGGCCGCGCCCGCCGCCATCATTCCAATGGGGATAGCCGCGCAACCTTGAATAAAAACAAATAAGATCAGTGTGGTGATCTTGATTTTCATTGGCACACGGCCATCCGTATTCAGCATTCCTCAAACACTCCGTTTCTTAGATACCCATGCCAATGCTCTTGATGATTGTCTTTGTATAAAAGCAACGAAGGCGAAAGAGTTGGATTCTCTTTATTGCCGTCCCAAAGCCATGAAGGCGATGGTGGTTTTTCTCCGTTCTGGTAAATATCAACGCAACGCATATCGCCGCATCCGCAAGGGCACCCGAATAAAACCTGCAATCCGTTTTTTGTTTCGTTGAACTGGATATGCCCCGGAACAACAGCCTCTGCATCTTTAGGCCAAATGTCCGTGACAACCTTTGCGTTGCAGTTTCTTTTTTCACCCATCTCTGTTCATCCGTGTTTATCTGTGGTTAATATTGTTTTTTCATCAAGTGATAAAAATGGCTTTCACTGAATCCCGTGAACTCGCTCAGTCGGTTCAAATGCCCGGAGATAAATCCATGGACATTTCCGGTGCGGGTGTATTGCTTCCATTTGCGTTCAGGTTTCCGCAGCCAATTGCAAAGACGGATCACCCGATTACTGACCACCATGCCGTCACGCACCGGGTCATCATCATTGACAAACAATTCGCCCCAAAAACCTTGAGGCTCAAAGCTGTTGACGTTGGCGAAGAAATGCGCCTGCACATAAGTTCGATAAACTTTTTCCAGGCTGTCCATGGCTTTGGCCGCGATGGCCGTGCCCTGCGAATGAGCGATGATGACCGTATCCCGCTGCTCTTTGACTTCGCTGTTAATCATCGCCAGCAGCTTGCGCGTCACCGGTAAGTTCGGAGCCCATGGAAGAAAACGGTTATAGGCAGACTCGAGCAGGTCCACCACCACGCCGACATATTTGACTTTCTCTGAAAACGTCGGGTTATAGCAAAGCACGACTTTGCAATCGAGCATCTGATTCAGAACTGCGGCCTGGGCCTCAGCTTCCTCATGTGTGGTGTTGATTCCGTTTATGTAGATGGCTTTCATTTTATTTCTTATTCAATTCAATCCCGACCCAGACCAGACGGTCTGAGTCGCGTTTCGGATCATTGATGACCTTGAAGGTCTCTGCGTCGATGACAAACTCATCATTCTTTTTCACCTTCTCAACCTCACTGACCCGGACTTCGGCGACATGGGTTTCAGTGTTGTGATTGCTTCCACTCCACTCAATCACCCCATCGCCGCGTTTTTCCAAAAGACGAACCGGGACCGGAGTCCCGACCCCCTGCTGGACATACTGGCCGTCAACACCAAACATTCGAAACGCGGCATCAACGGCCTTTTGCGCGAAAGACATGACTTATTGCGATTTTAGGCTTACGAGAACTTCTGGCCGTGCGCAGAATGGCAGTGGATTCGACTGACTTTTAAACTCCACACCTTCACCATGATCCAGCCATTTCGGGCTGACATAGATCCTCCGTCCTCTCGTATTCACGGTATCGATCATGCTTGCAGGCGCGAAGTAGGTTTTAAAAGTTTTCATCGTGCCTACAGGAAAAGCGATGGCTTCACCTTCAGGAATAAATCGTTTTAATTTTCCATCTGGATCTGAGGCCTGGCCGTTGTACTCTTCCCAGACGACGCCTGTGGGAAATTCAAAACCGGCTCGCTGATCTTCACGGTGAAATCTCCCCTCACTCTGCCTATCGAAAGCAGTCTCGACTTTTGCGTGTTCAATAAGCGCCCTGAAAAATTCAGGAGAACATAAAACGTGAATGTAGCCATAGATCTCACCCATAAGGTTGAGTTCGATATGGGTTTTTAATTCCAGGGCCAGGGATTTGACATTTGTGGTTGCAACGTTGAGTTTGAAGTTGATGACTTTTTTCTGCTTTTTAAACTCTTTATAGAAATCCACCACAACTTCACCCTGAGCATTGAGGACCTTACCTCTTAACGCACCCATCCGCATGTACTCCAGCGTGATAGCCTGGTTGTTGTGTATATTTTGAAGTTTTTCAGCAATCTTCTGGTTTACAGTTTCTGCGCCGGTCTCCTCTCCGAAACCGCGAATGCCCTGCACATCTTCAGGCTTGACCGTGTCTTCATGCGGAATGTGAGGGATTGGAAAACTGATCACCTTTCGCGTTCCGGTCTTTCCTTTTGTCCCGGGTGTACCGCGTTCGGCAGTCGGCAAAAGGGCTAATGTATGCTCCTTCTCTTCCACGAGCACGGTGGTCGTGGTCACCCCGTCATCGGGCATCAGGTTCATCTTTTCAACCCGACCATAAAGGTTGGGAAATTTTTCGATGGCCAGGGTCAGCTCCGTCATCGTGAACGCGGGTTCGTTTGGATTAAATATGTCTGGGAACATGATTTTTATTCCTTAAATTAAAAGTTAATGTTGAATTTAAACTTCGTTCAATCCCGGTTTAAACCTGCGTACGGGCGAGCACTCCCTGTTTCTCCATATCTGCCAGCGCAGCATCTTTCTGCGCTTGCAAAACACCGGTCGTCCAGATGAGTCCTGATTTACCAACCACCGCATTTCTTAGAATGGCCCAGGACTTTTTATCCGTGCCATCTGGTACCGTGACGTTGTCGCCGAGAATGCCGTAGAAATCCTGCGAACCATCAACAGCCGTGGCTGCACCACCAGCTAGAGTTGCACCGCTGCGCACAATGTTCGTGTCATCTGTAGTGAGGGTGAAGGCGTTACCGCCGGTGCCTGGGGTGTCATGTGTGATGATGATTTTATTGTAATCATCGCGGCTGTAGGTGGCATCATCGATGCCGGTATCGACATGCGCGTTCAACGCCGCAACGATGTTGTCCATGCTATCGCTCACGTCATCACCGATGAGGATTTCATCAGTTCCCGGTGTGGCTGCAACAAAGGCCAGAGACTTGCCGTTGACAACGATCACCTTGGTGGCGGTCGGCACAGCATCCAACTGCAAGGACCCGGTTGCAGAAACAGGTGGTGCAAGGGACACCAGCTTGTTATCCCCAGCGGCAACGGTGAAAGTAATTTTATCCCCCACTGCCCAGTCGGTAGCACCATCACCGATGGTGAAATTGATCTGCGAGTGCGCGAACGCCACAGCGACGGTGGCCCGACCGATGACATTGCCATCTGGATCGGACAATTCAAATGTCCCGGCGTTGGCGGATGCGGCGATACAGACCGCGACATAATCCCCGACTTTGGCTTTAGGTCCGAGAGAATCAGCACTCACAACACCGTCACCGGTGTTACCGCCATCGGCGGCATTGCTCAAAGCGCCTTTTGTGCGCATACCCATCACAGTACCGACATCAAGAATCCTGTCAGAACCAGATCCAGCCAGCAGGATCACCTCTTTGCGGCTCTGCATGGATTGCATTTCTGTTTGAAGAAAATCACTCAATCTTGGTTTGGCAATAGCTTCACTCATATTTCTATCTCCTGTTGAGGATGTTTGATTTAATTTTTTAAAACTTTTACCCCGAGATCCTTCGTCGCCGTTGGCTCCTCGAGGATGACAAAATGGCTCTTCTTGTCATTCTGAACGGTCGTGGTATCCCCATCCAAAGTATTCGTGCCCCGAAGGGGTAGAAGAATCTCGCTTCTGCAAAGCGGCGGGGTGGCTTAACCCCTACCGACCGGTATTCTTCAGCGTCTGCTCCGCCAGTTTTTCACAGGCGCCGATAATCCCGCTCCCGACAGGTTTTTCATTAGTACCCTGCTGCATGGAGTCGGACTGTGTGCCATTGATCTCCTCAGTATCATCCTGTGCTTTCAGCTCAGTGAGTTTTGCCTGCACCTGTTTCACGCTTGCGCCAGACGCAATAAAATCCTGCGCTTTATTGGGATAACCCGCCAGGGTGCACAGGCCCATGATTTCTGTCGTTCTCTCGCGTTCGGCCACTGCGCCTTCATCGCGGGCGGCGTCGAGGTTCACAACTTTACTGGTCTGCTCTGCCGTTTCTTCTGGCGTGTCGGTCGTAGCTTTATCTTTTGGTTTTTCTTTACCTGTCATGGTTTCCTCCGTCATGGTTTTAAGTTCGCTGTCGGCCGCTGCCGACGGTTGCGCGGCATTGATGCCGCTGGTTTTGTTTTCAATTCGTTTGGTAAAATCTTCAATCAATTGGGAACGGGTCTTGACACCATCGGAAAAACCGATATCGACACCTGCCTTCCCCATATAAAAATCGGCCTCGGTACCGCGCACAGCAGATGTGGACATGCCACGGTTCTGCGCCACTCGATCGGTGAACATCGTATAAACCTGGTCGATGCGAGTTTGAAGCCGTGCGTGGGTTTCCTTCCCCAGTTCTTCATGCGGACTGAGATCGTTTTTATGCGCCCCGGCAAAAATGGCGGTGAACTTGACCCCGATGTTTTCGTTGAACTTGCTCTGATCCATGTGCATCGCAATGACACCGACCGAGCCGGTATCTGCCGTCTGAGTGACAAAGAGTTTTTCTGCTGCTGAACCGATCATGTAAGCGGCCGATAACGCCATGCCATTGGCAAACGCCCAGATAGGTTTCTCGGCCCGGGATTCATAAATCAGATCAGCAAGATCAAAAACACCATCGACTTCACCACCCGGCGAATCGAGATCAAGAATGATCCCGGAAATATCATCGTTGGCCAGCGCAGATTTCAAGTCGGCGGTGATGGTTTCGTAACTGGTCAACCCACTGATGGCATCCAGTCCGTGACGGCGATTGACCAGTGTTCCTCCGATGCGGAGTACTGCGATGGTCGTCTGTTCTTCCAGCGGCTCGGAAACGGTTTCAAAGCTCCCGGACTGAGCGTTGATCTTGTCTTTTTCAGCATCGGAAAGATCGATTTCCACATCACCGATACGGGCAAACTGCACCCCGTATTTAGGCCCCAATGCTTTAACGATGACCTCCAGCTTTGCCGGGTCGATCATCAATTCTTTATTAAAGAGTTTCTGGGCTAAAAATGCGTCATGCGACATTGGAAATTTTCTCCTCTTTTTCCTCTTCGATATCCTGCCCGGTTTCTTCGTTCTCTCTTTGACTGGCAATTTCTTCGAGCTTGCCAATCACTTCGCCGGGTGTGATGTCTAGTTCTTTAAACTTTTTTTGTTCCCGTGCGATCTCGGCAAATAGTTTTCTGGGATTAATACCCTGCCCACGAACCACCCGCGTCACCGATGTGAAACGGTTAGCCACGGCCAGAGCGTTGGCCTGTGCGTCTTTCAACGGATCGACCCACTCTCGACCCTGTGGCACCCAGGCAACCTGATGGAAGGGTCTCGGATTCTCTATATAACCCGGCAGGTCGATAGCGCCGGATATCACTGCGGTTTTGATCACCCGCTCCCACACCGGTCGGCAGAACTGAAAAATAAAAACGTGATGCTGCACGGCCTCGATCTTGCGTTTCATCTCGATGATGCCAGCACGAACTGAGGAGAAATTGATGTTTCGCAGGTCGCCGGATATTTGGTAATAGAGCATCATGGCGCTGGACGAAACAGCCGCAAGCTGGGAACGCACATAAGGGTCGTGATCTACACCGACACCGGGCGGATTGCTGAAGGTCACCTCTTCGCCATGCTCCAGATATTGCGTGATTGCAGGTTCCATGGAAGCATCTGCTGTGCCGTCTTGATTATTTGTAGCGTTGGGAATAATAGGATTTTTTTTCTTGCTCTCCGGATCCTGCTTTATAAAAGCCATGAACAGGTTCGAGAGACTCTGCTTCAGCATGACGTTCGTGCCATATTTTTCTAACTGGTCCAGCGTGAACAAAGCCTGGCTTAAAAGCGGCAGGCCCTGATTCTGCCCTGCCCAAACGGGTCGGAACACATGCAGCATGTTCTCGGCTTTGACGCGCACACTCTGATTCATCGGTGCCTGAAAGTTCGGGTCGCCGGGATGGTTCTGGTAAACGTGATAAGCCACACGCTGACCACGCGGGTTATATTCAATGCCGTTGACAATGCGGTTCTTGTTTTTCGTGAAGATCTTCTCGCGGTCAAGATGTTCGATCTGCAATAACTGCAACTGCAGGGGAACCCGCAAGTTATCGGAAAGCCTTCGAGGTCGCCACCGGGCCAGACACCCCCCGGCCTCTACAAATTCATGACAGGCCAGGGTCTGCAAACCGAAATAGCTCTGCATCCCCTCGGGATCTGCTTCAACACAAAAGTCTTCAAACAGATCGTCGAGTTTTTCCCGCACTTCTTCATCCGGATGTTCGGACTGCGGCTGGATGCCGGTGCCAATTGTGTTGGCCACCACAGCTTCTTTGGTGGTGACGGCATGAATATTCGTGCGCAGAACAGAGCGACTTTGCCGAATGAGTTTTGAAAGGTTGGATTTAAGCAGGGAAAGCGGTCCCTTGCCCGTGGTGAGCATGGACCGCATGTGGCGACCGGCGGCAGTGTTCTGGAAATCGCTGGCCAGCATTTTAACGCCGAAGGTGCCGACGCCAATAGCCAGTCTTCCAGTGAAATTTTTAAGGGCCGAAAACGGCTTAATCATTAAGATCAGCAGGAGGTGATGCGAACTTGTCGAACGGGCTGGGTGTCTGGGTCCAACTCTGCGCTAACCACTGCAAGGGCTTTTTGAATTTCGGTTATTGACCGGAACCGGACCTTTTTGTCCTGGTACTGGACTTCCAATTCCCCGCTGGAAAGAGCTTGCTTTAGGTTGGCGCGATCAGACTCCGTATAGCTCATTGACCTGTCACATGCTTGCTATGCGTCCGTCTCGGTTTCGAACCTTCTCGAATATTATCAGATTTGCTGGAATAATCAACATCTGATTCCAAATTTTTTTCAAGGGTCATAATGCCCACTTCTCGGCGCCATTCATCCCAGCGAGCATCGTCCCAGCGATCCATCCCCAGCCGGAAGGCGGCGGCCCGTGCGTAGTTGCGGCAATCGAGCGGTTCATTGCGGGTAAAAATCTTCTCCCATTCGGTTTTCGGGTAGCCCTTGACCTTGCGGGTGATGAGTTGTTCTGCCGTCAAGCCCTTGAAATAATTCTCATCGTATCTGGGGAAATGACAATAACCGCGTGGATCTGGGTCTCCATCCTTCGGGCCCTTCTGCTGGAGGAAGCGGTAAAGTTCTTCCTTCATTTTCGAGACGCCGACCGGCCAGAGTTTGCAGGCTGACTTCATCGGCTTGCCGCCAAAATCGAGATCGACCTTTTTAGGTTGTCCAATGTACTGCCAGAGACGGTCCACACCCCGGATGGCCATGACCCGGCTGTCGTGTCTCCACTCCCGCGCCCAGCCGCAAACCTCGTTCTGCTCATAACCGGCATCAATGGCAAACCCCTGCAACGACATCTTGGTACCTGACTCGTGGTTCCAGGTCCGATTCATCAGTGCGTCGAGTTCTGTTTTGAAATTGTCATCCGTTGGGCCCGTGTAGATCACCAGATATTCCACCGACCAACTCACCAGATTTTTACCGTAAGCAACGATCTCGACCTCGATGCGATCCTTTTGCACATCGGCCCCGGCAACCAGCAGAGTCGCATCATTGGGAACGATGCCGATTTTATAATCTTCCCGCCGCTCATAAAGCCGTTCCCAGTCCGGAGCCTCACCTTTAATTTTCCACGGCTCGGCCAGCGATTCATTGACGAAGACTTTCAACTTTTCGGGATCTGTTTTCACTTTTTCAAACTCCGTTGCCATCTGGCCCCAGGTGACCCACGGACTCCACATCTCATTCAACCAGAATCCTTTATGCTCCGTGATATGCGGTTTTTCATAGATCCATTTGCCGTTGTCCATCATCCATGTTTTTTCAACATGGTCGATCAACTTGCTGCACGAGTCACAATAATATTTTGCGGTCCAGGGCTTGCCTTCTTCCCATCTCAAATTCGTGCGGAACTTCAACCAGTCCATCACCCCACAATGAACACATGGCAAATGAAACTTGCCTTTGTTGGATTTCTCATACTCTTCAGTGATCGCCGACAGGCCTTCGATTTCCGGAGTACTTGCTATAACAAGTTGGGACAGCAAAAACGTCCCCAACCGCTTTTTGATTTTAGCGATGACCTCCTGACCGCTGAACCCGCCGCGCATTCCATATTTATCAACCTCATCGAGATAGGCTTTTTTTGCTGAACGGTAGGTCAGGAAGGATGGCGAATTCGCCCCGCCCAGCACCAGGTACCCGCCGAGGAATTTCTTGTGCAGGATCTCGTTCGCACCATCCCGGCTTTTCGAATTATTAATTTTCCCGATCAGGTTTGTCGCAGTGCGAAGCATCGTTTCCAGTCGTTCTTTGGAGAATGCTTTCGCCAGCGCGAGTGTCGGCATCACGTACATGAAAGGGCCGGGTTCTAAATCGATATCGCGTTGCAGGGAATTTAAAAATGAGGAGGTCTTGCCGTTTTGCGAGTTGAACATCAGAGTGATCTGGCGCACGGTCGGATCCGACATGCTGTCCATGATCTCGACTAGGAACGGTGTACGCGAATTGCTCCAGGGTCCGACTTCGGCTGAAGACTCGGAAGTCAGAACGACATTTTCTTCAGCATATTGCGAGGTGGGGATATCCGGTGGCACCTCAAAGAGATCGGCGATTCTCAGCCGGGCTTCCATCAGGGCGGGATATTCAGCTTCCAATTCTTCAAGTGTCGCCGATATCATTTTTCAATTCGTTTAAAGCTCTTTGGATATTGGTTTTCAATAACGTGTGAACTTCCGCCACCGTTTTTTTGTTTAACAGTACCGGTGAAAGTCTTGCAGGGATTTCCTGCATTTTGGTTTTTGTCATCACCACCATGCGACTGAGCAGTTCTTTCACTCCCTCGACCGGGACAAGGATCTTTTTTTTCTCATCGATGTCGAGTTGCATCCCCTCAACCTTCAACCTCTGCAGCTCCTCTTTATAGTTTTTGATCTTTTCACTGCCACCGGTTTGCCCGAGGTTTTGTTCCTGAAGATATTTGACATAGGCCTGAACCGTTGGGATCAAGTCATATTTCCCCCGCTCCGCTTTCGGGATGATCCCTTCACTGGCCAGTTGTTGAACCCGGCGATCAGTCAGGTTCAAAGCAGTAGCAATAAAACCCACAGGGAGCAACGGCCGTTTTAAATTAACCGCAGGCTTTGGCGGTGGTGTCGGTTCGGGCACCTCGGTTTTTTTGGGCTGGGCTTTGGCTTTAACAACCTTCTTTTTGACGACCTTTTTCGCGGCCTTCTTTTTCACGGCGGTTTTCTTGACAACCTTTTTCTTTACCGCCTTTTTTTTCGTAGCCATAACCCTTTATCAACATCCCACATTCCCACCATTATTTTTTTGGACCAAACGCGCCCGCAATTGACCTGAGTTGTTCTCGAATAAAACTGTCATAACCTGGAGGATTTCCACCCGTATCTGAAAACTGTAGCTGCATCCGTTCTTTGCTGAAAATCTTCAACTCACCACCCTGGGCCATTTCGCTAATTTTTCTGCGCTGGTGCTCCAGTAACCTAGTAAAATTTTTAGTTTTCAATTGCATGGCTTCCAGTCCTTTCTGCTCATTTTTATTTTTCCTTTCAAATACTTAAACCATTTATCAAGTTAAAGAATTCATTTTAAGAGTTACCAACAACTAAACATCGTGCCCGGTTGCCAAACCGAAACGAAATCCATTTTTTGAAAATTCACAACTAGCGCGCTTTCGCGCCTTGCGTACCCGTATACACGTTCCGCGCTCACAGTACCTTTTCATAGCCTGAGCCTCGCCTTTGCCATGGTGATGACTGCGCGGTCAGTCTCTCCCACCTCCTGCCTTAACTGAGCAAGCCAGTCATTGTACTTACCGATGGACACTGAGAACTTTAGGTCGCCCATGACGAACTCAACCTGCTCACTGGTGCCTGTTGTCTTGACATCTGAATCAGGTTGTTTAGGTTGGGCGGGTAATAAATCTCTAAGACCATCCATGCACAAGGCATCGTAGGCATTGGGGTCGTTCTCTTCGGTGGCTTGCAGAAGGTCGAGCAGTTCATTTGTGAAATACCCAGCATTGTTTGTATTGTTCAGCGTCAAGTTGAGCTGGACTTCTTCCGCCTGATCAAGATCAACGACAACAACCTGGGTCTGTTTAACCTTCTTTTCCTTGAGGAGATAGAATCGTTGGTGACCGCCAACGATGTTCCCTGTCTGCTCATTCCATATGATGGGCTGAACAACCCCGAACCTTTCAATACTGGCCTTTAATCCAGTCTTTGCATCGTCGGTAATGTTTCGAGGGTTATACTCGGCAGGTTTTAATGAACTCAGCTTAACCTTGCGAACTTCACAATCTCCAAGCTTTTTCTTTCTCACGATGAAACCTCGAGATAAGATATTTGTAGCCAATTTGTAGCCATAACAACCCAAAACAACCCAAAACTGCCCAATACAGGCAGAATCAGACCCACATCACCCCTTGTCTGAAAACAGGGAAACTCATTCCAAATCAAATGTTTAGTGATATTTAAAGGCTTGCCCCAAGAATAGTCGGAATTGATTTTAATCGACTGGGGGTCAAGGGGTCGGGAGTTCAAATCTCCCCATCCCGACCATTTGAATACAAGGAGTTGTGGGTGTTTTGACATGATATTATTTATTGCTCTGTAGCCACTTTGTAGCCATCTTCGCCAAAAGCCTGGTTGATTACGTCACGCTTCCGAGCGATCTGCAAGTGGGTGTAGTTCTTAGCCGTGCTCAAATCACTCTGACCATTCGCCTCTGCAATGTCCTGAAGATCTGCGCCAGACTGAGCCAGATCCGAACTGTGCTGATGCCTCCAGCCATGAAAGACAAACCGGTTGTAAACTTCGGCCCAGCGTGGAACTCTCGCAGCCAGCTCCCTCCTGACCGCCAGATGACTCTGGGTTATGAAGTTCGGATTGATAGGTTTGCCTCCCACCTTAAAAACATAATCCAAGCCAACAACCTTTTCACCCATCAACCCCTTTAAGATTTTATAAACCTTTGGGGACATGGGTTTGTATATCGACCTCTTGTTTTTGATCTCATCGCGGCGGATATAAATCGCCCGCTCTTTGAAATCCAGGTGGTGAGGTTTAAGCTTGCAAAGAGTCGATCGTCTGAACCCGGTCTCTCTGGCAACGATGGCCAGATCATGCAACCAAGGCCATTGAGATCGTTTATACGCATTCAATAAAGCACGGGCCTGCCCCTCAAAAAGGAAACAGTCGCGGGGATTATCTCTCGATGGGATCTCAATATTCCTGAACGGATTCAGGTTGGTGATCTCCAAAACTTCCCGCAAATACTTGAACGCCCGGCGCATTAATGCCATCTCATGACCAACGGTAACATGTGACCGCTGCGACAACCTTCTCGCCATCCGGTCCTCTAAAACTCCAGCGGTCACATCCGGTAAAAGCAAATCACCCAGATCATCCAGAAGGTCAGAGACCTGGTCTTTCTCGCCTTCAACAGTTGAAACCAGCTTCTTTCCCTTTGCCGCTTTAGCATAAGAGTTTTCGAAGAACAGATCGAACATCCCACTAACCGTCAAACACTCATCTTTTATTCGGTTGTCAAAGAGCAACCCCCCGGGCCGGTTTTCCGCTTTAAGTTTCTTCTCGAGGTTCAGCAGGTCGGACTTTTTGGTGAGACCTGAATTGCTCAGGTTAAAATAAAGCGGCTTTTGTTTCTTCCCGTCCTTCATAGGGCGAGTGATTTTTGTCCACCATTTCCCGTCACGATTGTACATATCTACTCCTGTCCATGACCGGAACGAGTTTCCCTGACCGAATTATGCCTTTTTAATTGGGATTTACCAATTAATTTCTTAGCGATATCGTCCATTTGGTCACGTTCTTCCTCTGTCATTTTTTGAGAATATATCCAAGTATCAACATCTACAGGATTCATCAACCATTTCTTTCCTTTTTTATGCGCAGACAGTCGTTCGGCCTCTATCTCAGCATAGATGAGTTTGCGGCATAGCTTAGTACGCTTCATAACATCATTCACCGTTTCCCATTCCACGGCTTCATAATGCTCCGGCTCATCTATAACTACGGAATCAGTGTTCTCAACGACCTGTGAGTTGTTTTTATTCATCATTCTCTTTTATTGGTCACACCAGCCACTGCGCGGGCCACCAGCGTATAAGGTGCCGTGACCGGCTTTTATAATCAGGTCGGTCAGGTCGATATGAGTACCAGCAATGTAAACACGGGCACCCTTGCGACCGGCGAACTTCAGATCCTGAATATCCATCAAATAAACCTGTTTACCCTGCAACTGCTGTTTAAGGAATTCCTTCGCGGCCAGCCCCGCTGTTTTTTCAGGGATGCACTTTGTTCTCGTTTCCGGCGTGTTCACCCCCACAATGCGGATCCGGTAATGGACGGTCAGGTCAACCGGCTTTAGTATCTCGAACTCAAAACCGTGTTTAATTTGACGGGTCGAAATATAGCCTTTGTCACGCAATACTTTAAAATGGCGCTGCACGGTGCGTTTTGTAATCGCGAGTTTCTCGGCAATGAGAGACTTTTTTGTCTCTCCTTTAAATGTTTTACGGTCAGCAATTTTTTTAAGAGTTAAATACACCCAGATAGCATCACCCACTTGCTTTTTATGAAGCGCCGGTGAAACACTAACGTCTATCGTGTCTCCATCGAGCACCTCACCTACATCGGCCAGTACCGGACCAGGTATCACCTGCCCTGCATGGGCTGGGGTGCTCAGAGTAAACAGAAAAATTAAAATCAGCAGTCTCATCATCAGCCCTCTTTGATTATTGGGAAAACCATTTGATTAGCCTTCAACTTCACAGCCAACTCAGACAACCTCTGGTTATCTTTAATAAGTTGTTCACACATAAGGGTATTACGTTCACATCGGCCTAAACCATATTTTTCGGCAATTGTGAAGAAGGCGCGAACAGTGCTATTAACCGCAGCTTGTTCTTTTATAAACTTTTCAGCAACTTCTAGCATTTCAAAACGTGTTTTCATGATTAAGTCACCTCCAATAACTCCGGGTTCTCGTACTCGTAGCCGATGATTTCCACTTCATCAAAAAAGGCGTAACTTGTTAATGCGGTTTTATATGTGTGCCCGCCATGCTCATGGACGGTTCCAAAAAACCCATCAACAAAAGAAACAACTCTTGTACTCATCATCGGCTTTGATGTGCTTTTAACAAGCGGGATACTTAATACATGCCCCTCATAAATTTCCTTACCCTTCTTGTCCTTGAGGCCAGTGTATTCCAATAGCACTACTCCATCGCCAAGGCGAAACTTCCCAACTTTGCGCTTTATAATTGCTGACTTAACGCAGGGATGCTCCCACACTATTATGTATTTTTGCCGACCATCTTGAGGCTCAACCTCCACACTCATGACCTGATAGATTCTTTTTATGTCAGGAATCCACGCCCTGAACTTAATTTCTCTCATTCTTTTGGCTCCCAAAGTTTGCAACTGTCGTGCGGAAAAATTTGATCCTGTGCGTGGAAGTCTGATTTTTCGTTATTGCACAAGCCTTGCTTGAATGATTTGCAGGGGTGATGCAGGTTGCAAGTCCCGACCACATGGAGGCCATCTAGCCTCCCTTTTTCATATTCCACGTACACGTCTTTGCCATTAAGATAATCAAATATCTTCATACACCCCCCTTCATTTTTTGAGAATGCGGTAGCCACATGACATTTCGGCGTTTTCCTGTATAACCACACTCATCGCACCCGCTCCCGATATAGCAATGGTTCTTTTCATCGTAAGGGTAGTTTTCAGCACCAGACATATAGTCCCCCGTCTCAAAACATCCACTGCAAGACTGAGTAAATTTCCCGAGTGAAAAAATTTTATAGCCGGTTGATTCGCAGGGTTTGCCATCATCGGTAGTCGCATAAAGCCGTCGCCTGTCAAGCCGACCCCCGTATATTTTTTCGGCCTCTTCGATGGTTATCTCTTTCACGATGCCTCCACGGCTAGTGAGTCCAGCTTAAAGAGTGTCGGCATATCGACCTGGGCTTCTTCTGCCCGCAGGTACCAGCCGCCGTCTTTCCAATATCCGGTATTCAACTCGACCCCCCAGCCGACACGTTTTAACTTCACGGCCCGACAGGGCACCGTGTACAATCCAGCAAAAAAATCACATACCACATCGCCTTCATTCGAATACCGGGTGATCAAGCGGTCAACGATATCGAACTGCAGGGGACAAACATGGTTATTCAGGCCCCGCCTGGTCTGCTCACCGTTCATCGTCAACATGCGGTTGACATCCGTCCACACTTTTGGGTGATGAGAACCCGGCGCCAACGACATGAACGAAGCGGGGAGAGCCCCGCGGCTGTCTAATGACTCTCCAACGCGGACGTGATCTTCGTAGTTATAAACATGCTTCAGGCTCTCGGCTGTGAACAACGTCGCGAGTTTACCCGGACCACACGCGGCGAACTCATCGACCGTCAAGCGTCGATCCCCCGATGACCGCCACAACGCATGCGCGTCCACCTGCCAGCGTGACCGGCTATAATCTTCTTTCGACTTCACCACCGGCACATCGGCAAATCCTTTAGAACGATCGGTCTGGGGCTTGCGGAACAACAAAATATATTCAGGCGACCCGACCCCCATCTTCGTGCCATCCTTGCATTGCTCACTCCACCCGAGCCGATAAGTCTGGTTGTTCTCACGCACCACATCGGTCACCACCGTGATCATTCCGAGATAGTCGAAGCCATGCTCCATGGCGTGAAAAATAGCTTCAGCGTGAAATGGGCTTGATGTTGGCACTCCCTTGCCCGTCACACTGCCGAAATTAATCCGGTCTTTCACATGGCAGGCATAGATCCTGCCCGGTTGCAGAACTCTCAGCATCTGCGGGGTGAGGAAATCCATTTGCTTCCAGAAATGGCCATTGTTTGTGGTGTGACCAAAATCGTTATAACTCTCCGTATACTCATAATGGTTGGCGAACGGAATGGACGTGACGATCAACCCGACCGAGTTTTCCTGCATCGACTCCGACTCCACAACACAGTCGTTGTTCACGGCTTTCCAGTTCTTGCCCGTCACCTCCTGCCGTTCGACACCGATAGATCGGGTCAGGGCAATATCATCGTCGAGAGAATTCAGGCCATGTTCTTTCAACAACGCCTGCATATTCGCCACCAGCTTTTTATGCTCTTCCCATTTGCGCATCAACATGTCAAAGGTGCCGCGCTCGGCTTCGGTGTAGATGATATCGATGCGGCATTGATGTTTCTGCATGAACCGGAGAATCCGGTGGACCGCCTGAATGAAGTCGTGAAACTTGAATCCAATGCCCGGGAAGATCGCCCGATGACAATGACGCTGGAAGTTGCAACCCGACCCAGACAGCACCGGCTTGGTGCCGAGGTATTTAAATTTGCCATTACTGAAATCGATAATCCGTTCCTCGCGCTTTTCCAAATCAAGAGCGCCGTACACCTCAACACAATCCGGCACCTCCCGCTTGATCGCCCGGCGTTCTGCCTCAAGGTCGTGCCACAGAATCATGTGGTCATCGGGATCCTGATCAATGATCTCTTTCATTTTGGAGATGCGGATATCGATAGTGTCGGCCTTTTCCTTCGAGGCCTCTTGCACTCCCATCGACGTGTCACGGAACATTTTCCCCTGCCCGTCTTTCTCCGTATCGTCCTGCTTATAATTGCTCGGCACTTCATGAGTCACCACCTCCAGCTCCGGCAGGTCATACCCTTCGTCCGAGTACCCGAGATCAGAAGGTTTCTGAATGAACACCGCCCAGCTCGACAACCACAACCAGAACTCCTCTTCCATACTCGGCAATAGGGTCAGGTTATTGGCTTGAGTCGAATCGCGCTGGAAAAACCGGGTCAAGGCCTGCCCCGTGTCCATGATGCCGAGAAAGCCAGCATAGTGAATCAGTTCTTTATACCGGTTTGGCGATGGTGTAGCAGTCGCCACAAACTTATAAGGCACCTGATCAAACAAGGTGAGGAACTTCTGGTAAGTCTCCGACCCATAAGAGCGCAACACCGACGCCTCATCCAGGCTGGCAGCTTGAAACAAATTCGGGTCTACCTTGCCGTCACGCACCGACTCATAGTTGGTGATATAAAAATGGTGCTCTCTCTCGATCTCAGAATTCTTTCGAATGAACCGCACATCCATGCCGAGTTTTACCGCATCAATCTGAAATTCCTGCTTGACCCCCAATGGCAAAACAATCAGGCATGGCCAGCACCCATACTTCAAAGATTCAATGAGCCGCAAGATCTCCAATTGAATCAGAGTTTTCCCCAACCCAAACGCCGCGAAGATCGCACGACACCCCCCACGCAAAGCCCACTGCACAATGTCCGGCTGATGCCGGTGCAGAAGTGGATGGATGTCTTCTTTCGACACCTCAAACCCGCTCGAGGGTGCCAGTCGGGTTTTGGATTTTAAAAATTCTTGATAGTTCATTCTTTATCCACCGATAAACACAGATAAACACAGATATGCTTCGAGGGCCTCAGCATGACATTCAAAAATCTGTGTGAATCAGTGTTCATCTGTGGTTCCTTTTAAGGTTTTCACTGGCCCCGCGACCAAAGGTATTGCGAACACCACCTTCGGTTTGTTGCCAAACTTTTTATGGGTGATGGTTTTAATTTCATAGCCGTTATACGGGAACTCGAGTTGAGTTTTCGTATACCCGCGTCTTATAATAATTTTTTCGTACTTCCTGCCCACCAACCGGGTGACCCAGTACTGTTTGAACTCGCGGTACTCTTCGGGTTTCTCTCCAGCCTCAACCTGATCGAAATATTCATAATCCAAAACGAGAACAAGGTTTTTACTTTTAGTCGCCATAAGGGTCTCACTCGCCCCACGCGGAGTGGAACCGACACGAGAACTTGTCGGGCTTGACGCCTCTGGCCATCTTTGCGTATTTGAAAATTTCACAATCCATTTTAGGATCCAGAAAAACATCACATCCAGTGCAGACATGATCGCCGCCCATCATGGCGATCTGTTTTTCCTTTGCCCTCAGTTGATCTTCCAGCCTGGCAATCTGCCCCTTATAAACTTGATGCTGAGATGGCGTACAGTAATCCATAATTACAAACCTTTCAGTTGTGCACGGTTGCTCATGTCGATTTGTGACCGACATTCTCAACCAGTAATTTCACGTTGTCCGCAATACCCTCCGGCATTTCGACAAACTCGTAATACAGTTTGATGCCTGCCCAGAACGGTATCGGCTCGATCCATTTAAATCCGGAAACATACCGTTCAATCGTGATCTGGCCTTTGTAAATCATCCCCCTATCGCACGGAACGCTGTAGCCAATGAGGAAATCACCTTCCAAATGAAAAACACGGTTCGACTTTCCCTTTTCAAACAACGGCCGACCGGCCTTGCTCAGATAAAAACTGTTCGTGAACATAGTTGACCCCTTGCCGTGCCGGGCAATTGTCTGTTTGGTCTGGCCTTCTAAATATTTGACGATGATATCCATTACGCAGCTTCCTGTTCTTCTATTTCGTTCAGGTGTAGAATGCACTCCTCGATGCACTCATAAAATTTTGAACGTGGAAAGAACCGGTGCTTCCCTTCTTTCGGCTTGAACCAGACGGAATCGGATTTCCCGGTACCCTTCGCGTAGTCAATGTGCAGTCCCGGCCGGTTCCAGAACGGATAAATACCGATGCGGAATCCGGGAGGAAGAACTTTGTAAGCCATCAACGCCTGGTCAATGATCGGGCGAGGTTTTCCCTGCCTGTCCATCACCGTCAAATCGACAGCCAATCCTATACAAGTTGGGAAATCCTTCATTTCTTCGCTCGGAGTTTCATTCGGCCTTATATCTGAAAATTTCACATGAACGGGTGAACGCGGCCACCCGTAATGCAACGAATGGTCACTGTGACCATCCACCGAAAACCCCCCGTTGCGGTGGATCACCACCGATGCACCGTTGTTCATCCGCAAGGTCGAAAGCTCATCGATCAGAAACGGATACATGTCCCAGGTTGCCGGGTCAATATCCAGCAGTTCGCCAGTGACAAAGTTCTTCGGCGCGAACTCCAGTTTTTTATAGGTGTAACGTCTGAGGCCATCCTTTTTATAAAAAGTGTGTCGCTCGTTTACCTCACTCCACGACCAGTCATATTTTTCGATGATGCCTTTATCGTTTTCAGTCATGTGCCACTCCTTTTTTTAAACCACAGATTCACACAGATGAACTCAGATTTATCTCTGTTTATCCGTGTCCATCGGTGGTTAAAATTGATTGTCGCCGTTCTTTCAGTCGTTCAGACATTGCCCAGCGTTTATGCCCAGCCCAAACCAGATGGTCATCAACCTGGCCGAAGAACATGGCGATGTTGCGAGGCCGACCCCGCAAATAATCGTCTCGTGACCGGCAAAAACTCACATAGGCGATGAGCAGAGTGTTGAAATCGATCACGTTCTCAGAGAAAAATGTTTTAATCTTTTCCAGATCCTTCTCAATATTTTTATTCAACAGGGGGAGGTGGTGAATCTTGTTGTGAACCCGTGACGCTAATTCCCAAAACAGTTCAGCTTCCGTTTCCAAACTGTCCCCCCTCTCCCTTAAAGAATCTAAAACAGAAAATCTTTTTAAAAGACTCTTATCCGATGGGCCACAGGTTGCACCTGTCGGCTGTTTTTCCTTTTTAAATCCATCGCTTGAAGAAGTGCTGTTCTCTGCACCTGTTACAACGTCCTGCACTTCACTGTCTGGCATCTGGCCCATCTCTCCCTCTGATCTGGCACTTCTCTCACCTTCAACTGGCACTTCTGTTTTAGGCAAAAAAACAGCATGAGGGGCCACTTCCTGCACTTCAAGTGGTGCCGGGTTCAGCACTTCTTCAATGACTTCTTGCCGACCCTCAACCGGTTCATGGGTCTCGGTTCTTTCTGGCTCCCGGCCATCCGGGGAAGTGTCGGAACTGGCACTTCTCTTTTTATGCCGAACGCCCAGTGGAACAACATGAATCCCCATCGATTGAGCAAACCTCGTTACTTCGACATAACCGTTTTTCTTCAATTTTCGCATCCACTCCTTGAGAGTCCGCACAGGCACCCCCGTGTCCTCGTATATGGTTTGATACTTCCTGCCGATATAACGCTTTTCATCGTCCATCCAGGTCACCAGATAGAGATATAGCTGCATGGCATTGGGACCAATCCCGCGAACCGCGTCCCAGTGCTCCGGGTCCTGTAGTTGGTTGTCTACTTTTTGCCAACCTTTTTTAATTCTCATTCCATTCCATCAGCCAAACATCGGTGTCAGTTCAGTGCTGTTCTTCAAATACAGCGGGTGACCCGGTTCGCCCGTCGCTTCATTTCGGTGCAGGGAGAACAGTTTCGTCATGCACCCGTTTTTCACCAGCATCTGCTGAACCTGGTACGACCGACCATCATGCGTTCCGTCATTCCCCCAGGCACAAACAATTAAATGCGCCCGCTGGCAAATCTTCAGAATCACACGGTCGTTATCCGGTCCGATCGGTTCCTTCACCAGCTTCATCAGTTTCGGATCCGTGGACCGGTAAGCAAAAAGGTTCAGCACATAAAGTCCACCCCAGCCCCATTGTCGGGCCCAGTTCTCGCACTTCGCCACCGTGCGATCGTTCACCGTCTCATCTGCCGTTGAGGGGTTGAGCATCAAGAACACCCCATGCCGTTGAGCAGGGTCCCACCGCCGCCATAAAAGATAACGATAGATCCTGTCAGCCGAGAACATCGCCCCTCGAGTAGGATCTCTGAATAAACGAACCTGGCAACGTGACGTTGCATCCAATGAACGACTCGCGGCAGATTGTTTATTGTCATGCTGAGGCTCTCGAAGCATCATTCCCCCGACTTGATCAACACACCACCGGCATGTTCTTTCAGGTTGATGACTATCGGTGCGTCTCTGTAGTCCCATATTTTTTCTTGACCCGCTCGGTCGGCTCGGCCACTCAAAAGATAGAGGATGCACAGATCGGTGTTCATTTCGATCGAGAGCAAAGTATCCGCCGAGGGCAGAGACTTTTCGTTTTCAATATCCGACAAGCTTCCTTGAGACACCCCCAGCACTGCCGACAGTTCCTTCAGCTTCAGGCCTTTTCTTTTGCGCCACTGGCGCAGACGGTTGCCCAGCCCCTTGACCTTGACCGGTCCCGATGGTTTGGTTTCAGCGTTCATAAAGTTTCTCCATTAAGGTTTAGTCAACCACCGATAAACACAGATCAAATCTGATAAGTTCGGTTTTAAATCTCTGTTCATCGGTGTCCATCTGTGGTTACTCAGGTTCGGTAGTGCCCGACCGGATGTGATGACCTCTTCATTAGCTTTCATGCCCCGAAGGGGTATAAATCACAAACAAGATGGCCATGACGACAATGAGCTCAGTGAATCCGATCACGGCGCCACCGCCGTGGTGTTTTCTTTCTCCGCCCTGACCTCATCGTATTTAGATATCCCCCAGACAATGGCGTAGAGGCACCAGATATACCGATAGGTGTATTCGTTCGTACCCCCGCCATCGAAGAAATCTAGAAAGATGAAAGAAGGCTCTTCTTCTGACACGAAATCTTGAATTTTTCTATAAGCTCTGTTCTCTTGATCAAAGTCCCCATCGAGATAACACAAAACACTTTCTTCAACTTCCTTCCAGATACGCTCCTGAAGAATCTCATCGTACTCACACCGTTCAAGGTGGTCTCTAGCCCGCTCCTTAAACCTTTCAGGCGAGAACTTTTGAAAACCGCTCACCTTGTCACTGCAGAGCAACTTTTCACCCCAGTAATCTGGATTGATCGACAGCCCGATATTCTTATCTTTGGTGTGGTTGTTCCTGAAAAAGCCGAACATATCTTCAACACGTTCGAAAACATAGGTGCCCATATCGCCGGTGAAGCATAGGTGCCCCGGCCAAGTGATCAAATCAAAATACATGTTGCTATCTTTAGGCTGCCTGAACCGGATATGGCGATAGGCCCTTTCATCATCATCACGGATGATGATGGCCTTGTGATCCTTCACGTTTTTTAAAAACTGTTCTTCCGAGCATGGCCGTTCTTTCATGATTTCACCTCCGCCACGGCTTTCAGTTCATCGTATTTAGATATCCCCCAGACAATGGCGTACAGGCACCAGATGTAAGAGAACGTGAACGCTTCACAATCAGCCTCCCAGTCATAGATCCTGTGCCCATAGCTTGACTTGAAACTATATGCTTGATGAAAGGCCACTTCGCGCACGTCGGCGTAGTCCAGGATCTCCTCTTTGAGTTCCCGCCACACCACACCTTTTTGCTTTGGTGATTCATATTCCCAATTAGTTTCATAGTGATCCTTGATGGCGGCGCGGAAACTTACCTCGGAAAATTCCTGGAAGCCGCCAATCTTGCAAATGCTTTTTAGTTTCTGTCCCCAATATCCAGGGTTGATGGATAACTCTTTATTCCCGACAGGATAGATTCTTCCCTCCTCCATCCTGAAAAACTCGAACATGTCCGGGAGTCGCGAAAAAACATAACAACCGAGATCCCCCGTGATAGACAAGAACCCCGGCCAGGTGATGAGGTCAAACCCATAACAAATGGTGCCCGGTTTTCTGAATTTCAAATGCCGACCATTTTCAGAATCATGGACCACAGTTAGTTCATGCTCTTTGACATCATTCAAAAACCGTTCTTCCGTGCAGTGGCTTAAGTTCATCCTTTCACCTCACTTTTATTTGTGGCGGGGAATTCACTATGCTCAATGCCGTCAATCAACCGGCCAGCGGTTTGTTTATTGGTTTTGCGCAACAAAACATCGCTATCGCAAATGGGAAACAAGGCTGGGGCATTTAGCCCTTTCTGCCGGTTCATTAAGACATGGCCATCCTCACTGAGAACGATGCCGCCACCCTTCTGCCAATCGTCATAACCGATCTGCTTAAAAACCCCGTTCTGCTTATGAAAATATTTGGTTTTATATTTTTCGCATTGGTCGCGGATGCTGCGAAACCAGTCAGGATGTGCGGGCCTTGCCCCCTCCCCCGTCTCACCACCGGTGATCACCCAGTCGAGGCCATCCAAATATTCGGGAAGCATGTATTCACCTTCACCGTCACATATCTCACAAGGCCGGTGGATCTCTTCTTTATCGAGACACACGCATGCGCATTCACCGCAATCATGAAAACCCCCGTCACCGCCACAGTTCCAGCATGACGTTCCTTGTTCTTCATATTCCGGATTAGATCGCGGCAACCATGCCGCAAGGTCCACCGGCCCGGTCATCGGCTCGAGGCTCACACCCCGCACTACGGCCGGACATTCCAAAAGGATCGGCACATTCCGGTCAATATCGTCCTGATTGGATCCTGAAACCATCAGCCAGACATTGGGTAGTGCCCCACCCATGCGGTAATCTGAAAAATGTTTATGGAATTTCTGGTAATTTTTAAGCCGCAGAACCCTTTCAATCGTGGGATCATCGCCATTAGCAAACCCATTCAAATACTCGAGCATCTGCGGTGGACGTTTGGTCAGCACTATGAACGTGTGTTTTGAGGCTATTGCCATCACAGCAAACACCTGGTCGATCAGTTCAAGAGGTATTGATGGATGAAACAAATCCATCATCGAGCAGACAAAAACCTTCTTCGGTTCACGCCACCCGAGCGGTTGTTTGAGCGTGTCTTCATCGATGAAGAACTCGATATCGTTGAGCGATTCTTTTTTGTAAGGGAGCTCTATGCCAAAGTTGTCGCCGAACCGACTCTGCATGGCATGGCTGTAACAAAATTTGCAACCGGTCGCGATCATCGTGCAGTGGTGCCCGACCTTGCCGGTCGATATCTGCCGGGCACGGATCGGGTTCCAGCTAAAGTCAGTCCACTCAATTTTTGTTTTTGACATTTAACACTTCCTTTCTTAACCACCGATAAACACAGATGAACAGAGATTAAAAACGCACTTATCAGATTTGATCCGTGTTCATCTGTGGTTCCACCTAACGGGCTTACCATCATGCTCGGTTTCTTTAAACAGAAGAGCAGGCACCGCAAGAACCAGCGAGAACAAAAGCATGATGATCATTCCCCCTAGAAACATGAAGCACTCACCGATCTCAAAAAACCGCGCCCAGATATTCCAGAATAAATTTTTGATCATGAGTAAACCCCTGGTTGTCAATCACCCCAGCCCTCTTTAAAAAGAGGGAGCCTTTCGGTCCCCCCTTCCACGAAGTACCCGTTCCGGGCATGAAAGCCCCGGTCGAACACCACAGGGGTTAGGGGGATTTGGTTCTACGGTTCGCCATTTCTAAAAGCACATCCGCATGGCATGGCTGATCTAAGGGACACCAGCAGGCCAGGTTCTTGCCTTTGAGTTCTGGCAATCTTTTTATCAATTCAATTCTTAAGGCTATTAGGGTCATGGCGTTAATCCCGAACTGTTCAGCTATTTTTGATTGAGGCATTTTCATAAACTGCCGGAATTTTCTGACCGCCTTCAACCTGTTATTGCCCTCGACCTTGAACGGGTTGCCCCATACGCTGGGCCTGCCGACATTGACCGTGTTCTCCGGCATGCGCCAGCCTTTGGAGCGTTTGCGTTGAACTCTGACAGGCTTGTTCATATTGAACCTATATATTTAGGTCCAAAATTTGGCCACCCAGAACCCCCGAATATCTCTTCATGCACATACTTTTTGGAAAAGGGTAAATTCCGACCGCCTTCAAACTCGTGGTTTCTTATTATTTGATCGACCAGTCCGCGCCACTGAACACGACGTAAAAGGTTCACCGCAATATCCATACCTGAAGCCTCGACACCTTCAACAACTTCCTGACCGAGAAGTTCTTTCAGATCCTTGCGCTCACATGCCTCTGTTACTGGCGTCACAATGACCGAACAAGCGGTTTTAGACTTCACCCACAACAAACCCCAATCGGTACCTGTTAGATCGTCTGGATTGATCACATTTTTTTCGCAAAGATAATATCTGTGATGCGCCATCCGGTGCCCTGACTTCCGCGACTTCTTGCGCTTGTCAGCCAGAAAATCCGATCGGCTGGCCTTGCATTCAATCTCAAGCGTTTCCATGTTTCTGCGGAATCCATAAACATCGGGGATCTGTGTTGAGTAAATGGTTTTAAATTCTGGTACGGCAAACACACACTTACCCGCAGCCAACGCCCACTTGCACCCACGCTCAACCAACTCGGCATGTGACAAACTGCCCTTTTGAACAATGACGGCTGGTAATGTCAATTGGGCTTGGCTCATTTCATTAACTCCAGGCATTTTTTACAGGTCACCGCTTCATCACGATTAGTCCAACTCTCTTTTTTCAGGTTTAGTGCCTTCGGGACTTCGGCGCATAGTGGTGACACATCCCCGTTTTGTGAAACCAATTTCGCCCGGTGGATTTCTTTTTCTTCACTCACATCTATTCCCCCTCACCTAGCCTCTCCCTCCAGGGGAGAGGTATTATTCATTGCCCCGGTGCTGCCCGGTCCCACTAGGTACCGAAAAGGCTTGAGTATTTATTAAGTGACAACACCGGAGCAAAACATTAAATTCGTGTGGGATGGCACCACCCACTCCCACGGCAGTTAGTTCGGACGGTTACTGGCAATTAGCGGGTTTCAAATGTCACAGGATATAAATCTACTCCGCTCAACTGCTTTCACCTCCCGCGGTGCCTGCAGGGGACTTCTCTTCTTCTGAATCCTTACCCCCAAGCGGCATGATCACGGCCTCGGCTTTATTGCCGTCATAGTCCTCAGTCGTTACTATCAACGCCTTGACCTCGCCTGATGTATCGATGTGAAGCGTCACGCCACAACTGTCCTGATATTTTTCAAAGACTGTGCAGATTTCCTTCAAATATTTTGCCGAGATCATCAGCTTGAAAAACACTGAATAATCTGGGA